AGAAATCTCCTACGATAATACTCGTGCAGCTCGGCGTCGGACCGAAACCGCGGCGGATTGCCCGACACCGTCGGCCTTACCCTGCGGTCGTACTCCTTTACCGTGAGCACGCGGAAGACATACATCTCGTCCAGATCAAAGCCTTCGAGAGTGGTGCACTTGCGATGCCACACGAAACCGTCCGGTGTCTCCTTCTCGACGTGTCCCTCAAAGCCTCGCTGGCGAACGGTGTCGTGAAACGTAACGTAACCGCCGTCGACCACCACCCCTATAGCCAGCAATTCGAAGGACATACCGAGATATTGCCCCTCCACCGAATACAACAGGCGATTGCTAATCAAGTCACACCATCTCCTGCACCTTGACAAAATCCTCGATTTTTCGCCCGTTCACCTCCATTATACCGTCGGAACGGAATTCACGCAGTAGCGCATCCCGCATGGAATCCGTATCACAAGTGATGCCAATGATGCTCTCCTTCCTGATACCCTTGCGAAACATGACTTCGTTGAGAGGCCTGTACTCACGATTAAGCCGCTGAATGAACTCCTCAGCCGCGGGACGTCGCTCGAAGGAATCATACGTCTTCCCGAATGCGTCGTGGCCGTATGCGTACCAATCCGTCCGGTCAAGCTCTGATACATCGATGATAAGCCGATAACCCCAGCCTTTATATGATTCTCTAAACCTGCGCTTTCCGCGCGCATTCCGAGGAACAAGACGAGTGAAGGCGCTGTCCGCGCCTCCCGTGCCGATGTCGCTCGACTCGCTTGCTCCGCCCCCGAATATCCCGACCCTGTACCTCTCGCACGTTGACATGAGGCCCGGACTGTCGGGACTCAGTATCTGGACCACCGACCTGGCATCATCCACGCCTGCGAAGAGATACTCCGCGCCCAGCGACTGGTACCTCTTCGATATCCCTTCTTCGACGAAAGTGCGATAACCGGGCCACACTTCGCGCTCCATGAGTCTGTCCGCCCGGGTCGGGTCGACGCCTTTGCTGCGCAACATGGCCTCCAAGTCGTCTGCGGTCCTGCTCATGCTGCGAGTCTGGAACTCTTCCCGCGGCGCGTGCTGCCAAGCCAGACGCGACAGCCTAAGCAACCGGTCGTCGTCCGGTGTCGGGTCTTGAGCCAACACATCCAGACCGAGATTCGCCAACAAATCCTTGAAACGCTGCGCGCCGCGAGCCCCGTCATTACCGTAAATGCGAATCGTCAACTGGCCCGCTAACGCCCGGTATCGTTTGTCCAGCCCGAATACTATCTCAGCGTCAGGCAACCTAAGCACAATCGCTTCTCCGACCCGCTCACCCCTCGACCGTGTAAAGCTGAATGCCTGTCTGGTCAACCGGCCGCGGTAAAACATGTAATGCGCATCTTTCGCCCCGAGCCTGCGCAGCGCGCTTTCGACGCTGGCGTGATACTCCTGAGTCACCTTGCACGTGAGCTCGAAACCAGGCCTGCCGTCGTCTTGAATGCGGCGGACGTTGAGCTGCTGGCCCTCGAGCACGTCCTTATCCTTGCGCGTGCTGACGCCGCGCGCCGTCGCCCGCCCGAGGTCCTCCAGCACGTCGCCGGCCGCCGGTGCTAACGCCTGCCTTGTCCCTCGCGCCGCCTGCAACCGAGCGCGCGCCCTGTCCCGGACGACCACTGTAACCGCCGTGAGCCTGTCCGGGTCGTCCAAGACCTCGACAAGCTCGGCCTTCGTCATGTAGTAGTAGTAAGGCACCTTTTGCGCCTTGGCGAGCTTCTTGAGGCTCGCGACGTCCATGGCCTCGAGGTCGGCCTTGGACAGCACCTTGGCGGCGAGCGGGGCCGCCTGCAAGTCGCCCGGAACCGCTTCGTCGAGAAACTTGAACGTGCCCTTGAAGTGCGGATCGCGCATCTTCAGGAGCTTCGTGAAGAACTCGCGGTAGCACTCCCGCACCTCGTGCTTGCGCTTGACCGCGCGGTCCAGCAAGTCCTCCGCCGCCGCGCCCTTGCCCTTCAGGGCCTCCGCATACGGTCGTAGAATCGCCCTGTACTCGTCATCGGGTATCCTCTCGAGGCGTTGCAGCGCCGGCAGGACCGCCTGGAGATCCAGGTCTATCTTGTTCTGCGCGAAGGCCCGATACAGCGTGTTGTAGAGCGGCTCCTGTTCCCCGTAGACCGCGTTCGGGTGATAGTCAAGACTCATCTTCCACGACTTCGGGTCGTACAGGTACCTGAACGCCTGCTCCTTGTCGATTCCGAGCACGCGCCCGCCGTCCAGGTAAATGAAGTTGCCGGCGTGGCTGTCGAAGTTCCCGATGACCCAGTCGAGGACGTGCTCGCGCTGTATCTGCTTCCACGCTTCGGGGCCCAAGCTCTGCCACGGGATGCTCTTGAGGTCGCCCTTGACGCCCGCAAGCAAAGGCTGCACGGTCCCGAGCCGCCCCCGCAGTTCCATCGCCTTGATCTCGACGAACTCGCCGGGCTCGTACAGCCTCGCGGCAATCTGGGACGCCGCTTCCTGCACGTATGCCCTGAACGCCTCGGGAACGCCCCACTTGGACACGGCGGGCTTGAAGATGTACTTGTTGCCGGAGGCGTCTTCGTATATGTGCTTCTCCCCCGCCCCGCCGAGATAGGCGCCGCTGCCCACGTAGCGAAGTGCGTCAGCGCCAGGAATGGTGCTCTTCGGCTGAAGCGAAGGAAACTCTATCGCGAGCGGTTGTCCCTCGACCTCCTTGAAGGTCTTCGCCACGTACGTGCATCGGCAGTTGAAGTGGTACGGAGGGGTACTGAGGCCGCCGCGGGCCAGTTTCTCCTCGTCCCAGTCCTCGATTTCCTTGAGCGTGCGCCAGGGATGTATCTGCTTCACGTCCTCCGGCGTGTTCGCGTCGAGCAGCGCGTCGCGGAGAGCCACGGCGTGCTCCGTCCTGAAGGTCTTGCCGTTCAGGTGCGCGCAGAGCTCGCACGTCCTCTCGTCGAGCATGGCCATGATCTCGTATTCCTCGACCTCCGCCTCGACGAGGCTCTGGACCGCTCCCATGGCCCTCGCGCGCGTCACCGTCGTAGCCGCAAGGCCACGCCAGTAGGCGTCCGACTTCGGGAAGACACCGCCGAGCGCTTCTTTGAGTTTCCTGCCGACCTCCACCCGCCCGAGCCCGCTCTCCAAGGCGAGTTCCCGCACGATGCCGGCTATCTCCCCGCCGAGAGCGGCGTCGTAGTGCTGCCCGATCCAGAAGACCGTGTGCTCCGTCAGTATGGACCTCGCCGCCTCGTCCACCACCGCGAGCTTCGGCTTGAGACCCACCGCCTGCGCCGTCACCTTGCGCCCGAGGAGGTACGCCGTGCCGACGAGCCGGGTCGCGTCCTCTTTGGTGAGGCTGGCGAAGTCCGGACCCATCGCCTTTGCGACCGCCGCGAGGATAAGCTGCACTTCGTTTTGTGTGAGCGGCCCCGAGAAAGACTCGACCACTTTGGCCGCTTCTTTGATGGCCTGCTGCGCCTGCGCGCTCCACGACCCGAGGAGAAGCTTCTCGAGCGCCGCCTCCACCTTGACGATGGAAGCCTCGCTCGCCTCCACGTGAGCCGCCCACCTTCCGAAGAGCTTTTCCTCCAGCGGATCGGCCTTCCGAATGCCAAGACCGAGAAAGTCGAGGATGCAGTCTATGGCCTCGGCGGCCTCGCGCCGGTCACGCTTCGTCAAGAGAGCCGTCCACATCTTCTTGCAGCCTCTTTCTCACAGCCACAAGGAACTTTACAAACTTCTCGACAGCCTCAGAAGGCCTTTCCGCCGCGACCTGGTCTTCCGCTCCGCTCAGGCCGGCTCTCAGCTTTGACAAGTACACGTCGAGCGGTTCGTCCAGCCAAGGCCCTTCGAGCTCGGCAAGGTCGATCTTCAGCACCTGCTCGACGAGGTTCCTCACCTCGCGCACAGTCAGCCACGGCGCGAGCTTCTTCACGATCTCCGACTCGCGGTCCGGGTTCTCCTGAGGCGCCGAGAGCGTCTTGAACTCCCAATACCTCACCCCGAGCTCGGGAAATATGCGCCGGTTGATCACGAAATCGAACGCGTCCCTCTCCGGCCCGAATACCTGCGCCTCGGCTATGTCCCGGGCCTCTTCCGCTGTCGCCCGGTTGAAGTCCTTCGCGAGACCCACGTAAAGCGGAGGCAACCGGAAGGCCGAGCGCACCTTCTCCCTGTTCATTTCGTCGTAGCGCATGAAGAGGGCGTCCTGCTGAATGAGCTGCGCGAGCGGCTTGAGGTCGATCCTCACCTGCCGCGCCGCGTTCATGGCGAGCGGCGTCTCGTCCGCCGGCTCCGCCTCGAGCACCAGGATCTTGTGGAAGTTGCCCCGGCCCTTCAGCTGCTCCTCGACGTACGTCTCTATCCTCTCGCGCACGCCCTCCGCCAGGTGCCCGCCCGAGACCAGCACCACGAGCGGCGGCACGCTCTTGTTGTCGAAGTAGAGGTAATTGATTTCCTCCGCCGCGCGCGACCCGAGCACCGAGAGGAGATTCCCGGCCCAGCGCGGTATGCCGTACGGGCTCCTGGGCGAGTAGATCTTGAAGTGGAGCATCTCGTTGGCCGGTACAACGCGTGGGTCGTCGGGACTCGCCACCCTGCCCGTCCTCGCGTCTATCACACGCGGGTCGCCGAGCTCCTTCCAGTACACCTTCTTGCCGCCGACGAGCTGGACGTACCGGCGGAACCGCTTCCGGAACGGCAGCTCCTCGTACTCGTTGTCCTCGTTCAGGACGAGGTACTTGATGTCCGTGTACTCATCGTCGAGCCTCGTGAGTCTGACCGTGTAGGACGGCACGTGGACGATACCGGCGAGCTCCCCCTTGGCGTTCCTCAAGAGCTCCCAGTACGCGTTCCCCGTCGTCTCGAGGTCCTTCCTCGTCGCCCGCCGGATGTCGGTGAAGGACGTCTCCGGGTTGCAGAACTTGAAGAACCGGTGAATGCGCTTCTTCTCCTCGAGCACGTGCGCGGGATAGTCCTCCCCCTTCGGCGGCTGCACGAGCGGCACGAGAGTGTATCCGACGCCGTCTATGTTCGTCTCCATCGCCTCGATGCACTGGCCGAGGATGTTCGAAATCTCCGGCATCGAGACGAGCTTGTTCAGAGGCAGCGGCGGCTCCAGGATTTCAAGCCCGTAACTGCCCGCAAAAGGGTCCTCATCTATCCTGTGCGACACCGGCATCGCCGGCCCGCCGTCCTGCCCAACCACGGTCGCTTTCGCCAAGAGTTCCATTACCCTATCACCGTCGCTCTGCCGACGCCCTTTCTCTGCTGCCGCCTTGCCCTGTCCAGGGCGAGCACCACGGCGGCGTACGAGGCGCAGTCCACCATGTCATCGTGCGCGCCGTTCGGGAAGTCCTCGAGCTCGTCCTCGTACGCGCGAAGCCACGGCGCTCCCTGCCGGTGGTAGACGGCGCCCATCTCGTACCTGGCGGCTATGGGGTACGCGCGGGAAACCTTGTCCGTGTCCGCCTTGAGCGGGACCACGGGCAAGCCCTCGAGCCTCATGTCCTGTATGAGCGCGAGGCCGAATGTCTTCTCCTCCACGCCCTGGAACGCCGGCATGTATCTCGCGTACATCGCCTTCATGAGCGCCTTGTGTTTCGGCGTCTCAAGCCGCTCTCTGAACATGTCCACGAGAAGAAGGTCCGACTCCGGCGTCACTGCCCACGTTCCGCAGGCAAAGTAGTCCGACGTCTCCTTCTCGGTCGCCGCCGGGTCGACGGTCTGGAACAACCAACAGTCCGTTTTCTTCACCCTGTGCTCGCCGCCCGGCTTGAAGAGCGCGTAGCAGTCGCCCTCCTCCCGGAAGTACCGGAACCACTCGCGCCGGAACATGTTGCCTTCCGACCGGCGAGGCGACTGCTGGTATATCGCGCTGAAAAGGAAAGACCCCAGGGTGTTCCTGAGGTCCTCCAATGCTTTCTTGTCGTATCTCTCCGGCCATAGCGGCTCGCCCGCCGCCCGGCCTAAAGGGTCGCCCTCCTCGGCAAATGCGGGAAGCTTCAGCACCTCCCACTGCTCGCCCCCTGACCCCATTTCAGCCAGAAGCCTGCCGGCAAGGTCTTCGTGATGCCACCGCGTATTGTGAACGACGAAACCCTCCGCCACGAAGTTCTCTGTACCGCTCACACGTAAATCGTATACCGGAAGTGCAAGGCCTTTCTCGATAGATTTAATTCGCCACGACCTAAGCCCGCTTCCGCCATTGTCAAAAAGAAAATCAGCAGACCAAGCTGTCCAGCTCTTGACTTCCCGACTGTGTGGTGGGCGCGATCGTCCCTTTTGGCTACGGAGCCTAGTTGGCCTGACCGAACATGTTAAGGCCAGCAACCTTGCGTCTTCCACCAACTCTCGGCTACTACTCACTAGCCGCCATACGTTCCTTTTGCAACGAGGCATCTTGTGACCATCAGCGGCCAGCAACCCCTCCAAGAAAGCCCTCTTGTCACTGGAACGGAGGGTAAACACCCACCCGGGCAACTTCTTATAAGGCGCCCGAACACCAGGAAACAGGCCGAGGTTTTCTAATAAGCGGCCTCCTCCGTTTGAATCAACTCTAATGTAGCCGCATTTCGTACGATATGGGTTTCCACCTGTCAATCTTGCCAGGCCTGCCTGTAGTCGCTGATTCTCGTCTTCTCTTGTGGAAAGAGCACAACATACAGCGTAATGTGCTCCTCCGTTCGCCCGTATGTGTTTCGTTACCCACCCGTCTCCCCACAGATAGCCGAGCAACCAGATCTCCTCGCGCGTCGCATAACGCCGCAAGTCCTTCAGCCACAATTTCCGCCGCGTCGGCACGGAGCGCAACGTGAGTATACGGTCACCAGGCTTCAATGTACGGGCTTCTACCCACTCGTAACTATGAAAACCACGACTACGCAAGAACGGATGTTCGGGCGTAACCGTTATAGCATGACGATCGGTACGGACAGTGATTGTTTCGGCAATGCCTTGCGGAAAAACACCTGTCACCTCTTGACGAACGAAACGCGTTCCATTCCAGGACCACACCTCTTCACCAGGGTTGATGTGCTCAATGGGCTTCCACGTTCCATCGCCCATAAGCACACGACTGCCCTTTGCCAAGCACATTATGATTGCAAGCCCGGCTCCCGGCTCGAGCCTCGTCCTCAGGGTCGAGGCGTACCAGTCCCACACGGCCTCGCGGTACGTGCGCGAGTTAGCTTCGGCGATGTTCTTTATCACGTCGTCCACGAGCACGATGTCGCCGCCGTGACCAGTGATGGGACCCCCGACGCCCGCCGCCACGAGGCCGCCCTCGTGCCCCTTGAGGTCCCACCTGTCGACGGCGCTCGAGTCGTCCGCGAGCTCCACACCCGCAAGCCACTGCCCGTGTTCCCGGACTATCTCGCGGACCCGCCGGCTGAAGGTAAAGGCGAGCGACGCGCCGTAGCTCGTGAGTATCACGCGCTTGTCGGGGTTGTTTATGAGATACCATGCCGGGAAAAGCCTTGAGCAAAGGTAACTCTTTCCGTGACGCGGCGGCATAAAGACCATCAGCCGCGTTATCCGCCCGCAGGCGAGGTCCATCAGCTTGTCCGCAAGGATCACGAGGTGCAGCGCCGGCCGCCACCGGTCACGAGTCACCTTCCGGCAAAAGTTCACGAGGTCAGCCCTGACCAGCGTCCTCTCGTCCGGGAGCCACCCGAACATAGATGCGCCTTGCAAGCTCCCGGGCCTCAGGGTCCGCGATGATTCTTTGGACGATATCGTACTCATGCCGCTCCGTCACTCGACTCTCGTGCTCCGACCGGTCAGTCGGTTCCCCCATCAGCAGGAGGTCCAGCTTCACGAGTCGCTCCAGATCCCACACGCTTTCGACGTCGATCTCGCCGCCCTGGAACCGCTTCACCCAGCGGCCGATTGCGGCCTTGATGATCTTGCGGTAGTTCGCCTTGGTCGCGACAACGGTCTCGTTGGTCTTCTCTTCGAGGCGCCGGGCATTCTCGATGTCCCTCTGCTCGACCCGTTCCTGCCAGTTGAACAACTTGCTCCAGCGAGCCACTGTCCTTTCACTGACACCGCACTGACGCGCCACTGACATGAGCGAGCGCTTATCGCCAAGGCTGTAGTAAAGCTCGAACGCCTCCTTCTGCTTCAGGGTTTCCTTCACTCGAGTTTCACCGCCTTCTGGCCCGTCAGCGTCTCCCACCGCTGCATTGTAAGTTCACAGTATATTGGGTCGAGCTCGATGCCGTAGGCTATCCGTCCCATCTTTTCCGCTGCTATCAGCGTCGCGCCGGCGCCCATGAAGGGATCGCACACGATTTCGCCCTCGTTCGAGAGAAACAGCATCACGGCTCGCGGCAGCTCCACCGGGAACGCCGCCGGGTGGGCCTTGAGCATGTGCGACTTCTTGCCCTTCTTCTCAAGCCCGCTCGACTTTGTCCCGAGGGTCGGCAAGTCGGTAGTGGCGGCGCTCTGGACAATGTGCCAGATGTCGTTCGCGTACTTCCTTGATGGCTTTATCCTGCCACCGAGCTCGGCCTTGCCCTTCTCGAAGAGCACGAGCATCTCGTGGGTGACGGGCGCCACATGGCCCATCACGTGGCCCGTGCCGTCGCACACCGGGCACTCCACGAGCGGAAGGCTCACCTCGTCCGCGGGAGCCTCGAGGAGGTAGATAACCTCGTGTTTGTAGTTCGGCTTATAATGGCGCGCCCGACGGGCCCTGAGGGTGCTCGGGAATATGGGGTACGGCACCCCGGCTTTCTCCCACACGATCTGCCGGTAGAATTCAAAGCCGCAACCCTCGAGCACCACCACATGGTAGTGAGGGTACGAGTCGGGGGACACGCCCACGTTCCAGGCCACGTACCGCCCTGATCGGAGATGCTGGAACATAAGCTCACCGACCGCGGCAATCATGCCGAGGTACTCGTCTTTCGCCTGCTTGTCCTTGTACGAGGCATACTTGATACCGACGTTGTAAGGCGGCGACGTCACTATGAGGTCTGCCTTTTGGCCGCCGAACAAGCGCTCCCACGTGTCCCGTTTGGTGGAATCCCCGCACATCAATCTATGCCTGCCAAGCGTCCAAACCTCGCCCTCCGAAATCCGCGGCTTGGCAATCTCGGCGAGCGCCTTCGCGACGTCGAAGTCGTCCTCCACGTCGTCTTCATCTTGGACGTGGAATTGCGTCATCAGGTCCTCGAGGGCGTCCTCGGCGAAGCCCGTGAGGTCCATATCGAAGGCGCCCGTGTCGAGCTCCTCCAGGACGTCCTTTAGCATCGTGTTGTCCATTTCGGCCAGTTCGGCTATGCGGTTGTCCGCGATGAGGTCCGCCAGCTCTTCCTCGTCCGACGCGTAGTCCTGCCTGTCCACGGGGACCTGCTTGACGCCGAGGAGCTGCGCCGCAAGAAGCCTCCCGTGACCCCTTACGATGTACCCGCTGCGGTTCGAGACGGTGATGGGTGCGCGCCAGCCCTGCGCCTTGATAATCTTGGCGAGAAGGACTATCTGCGATTCCGGGTGCCTGTTCGGGTTGCGCGGGTGCGGCTTCAGCGAGCCGATGTCTGCCAGCTCGTCGAAAGCGCAATATACGGGAATACCGCTTGCCACGCCTTTGGATGCTGTCTTGTCTTCCTTCTGCATGCTCCCACGACCTCGAGACCGTTGTTGGGCGTGTCCTTGAAATTCTGCGCGTCGGAAAACGAATAAGCGGCTCCTCGCCGCTCTTCTCCACGCTAGCATCGTAGCACGAAAAGTGCCCCCGATCCTGTCATTTTTCTGTCACACAATCCACCCTAGTCGTTCGGCAACGATCCCGATCACCTCGCGCCGCCAACGATAAAAAGTGCTCATGGATATGTGTAGCTCGGCTGCTATGCCTTCGTCGGTAAGACGCCGCTTGAAGTATTTCTCCTCGACCAGCCTGAGCTTCGCCGGAGCATCGGGGTCCTGAGACGATCGCAGGAACGACAGCATATATTCTATGGCCTCGACCCGACGTGCCATCTCTCGATAGGCGAGGCTCCCCAAGACTCGCTCTTTATACTGCCATATGGCCTGGGCTCGTTCGGGCGTCGGATCGGGGACTCGCCCCTCGCCGCGAGTAGGGACAACGCCGTATACCCGTTCCTCATAATGTTTTCCGTCTAAGCCCACAACGCGCTTGGTCACGTACCCCACGTTCGGCCAGTAAGCAGGCGGTGACGCTATGTCGTTGATTTCCTGCTGCAAACGCTCCATCTCGCGCTTTACGGCCTCATAAGTGTATAGTTCGTGCTCGATAGCCTTGAAATTGGCTCGGCGCTTGGACCGTGGCCACGCTCCGTTGTTCACGCGTGCCTCACCTGCCTTATCCTGCCGTGGACTCGCTTGTACGCGTCGTGATCCATGAGCTGCTTTATCTCCTGCTCCCGCTTCGCCGCAAGGTAAGCCTCATGCCCCTCGACGAGCTCCTCGAAGCTCCGGTAACTGAGCCCGCACCGTGAATTGAGACACCTCGCACCGGCACCTGCAAGCCCGGACCAAACTAGACTCTCCTCACCGCACCTGGGGCAAGTCCACAAGGTAACCGCGCGGGGCCGGCCGAGGACCTCACGAGCCCGACGCCAGAGGTCGTGGTCGATGGCGCGGTCTATTGCCTTGTCCCTGTCCACGCGATCACCTCCAAAACAGAAAGGCCGGCAGCCCGGAGACTTGGTCGTCTCCGAGATGCCGGCGTCCCTGAAGAGGTGAGCCGACTTCCGTGAAGGAACCACGGCTGACAACAAAACATCTGCGCGCGCCCGTGCCGCGGCATATCGAGAGAACTGGTCTCGTGCTGATGAGACCTTATTTCATAGCATCCTCGACAGCACTGAGTCCCCGCTTGCGCCGTTTCTCAGCTTCCTCGTCACTGTCACCGGAGGGCTCGATGTAGAACACTATCAACGACTTCATCGTGAAGTCAGTGAGCTTACCCACAATGGACTCCGGGTGACTCACCAAAAGAACCGCCCTGTCACTGTCCTCGCAGTCAACTAACCGCACAGCCTCGCGATATCGGTCGTCGTCTTCACCGAATTTGTATGTGTCATAGACCTTTTCTATGGGGACATTCGCTGGAAGTCTCTCGACCTTTGTGCCAAACTCATGCCAACCTACGTACTCCAGGGGAAGTTTCAAGGCTTTTGCCACGAACTCGGGATCCTTGGTGAGCGCCCTCTTCAAGTTGTAGTACCGATTGCTGGCACCTCCCGGCTTGCCATCCAACTGCCGCACGTCGCAGAGTACGCGCGGACGCCTCCGGTGCTTCACTGTGTCCCAGTATGTCTGGTACGTCTTGCCTAACCTGTCGTAAGCATCCTCCATTAGCTGCATTAGCTTTGAGTCATGGAAGTCTAGGAATTCGCGGCTGTCCACGCGGTCCCGTATGGCTGCATAGTCCTTGAACACCCATGTGCCAGGATCCTCCAAGAACAAGTATAGGGCCGCCTTTGCCACGGCCTCAAACGCCCTAACAGTCTTATGTCCTACTACCCTCACATAGTAAAAGTACCTGGCCATAAGGTAGTGTTCAACTACATCTCGACCGCGAATGTCGACGCCCACCACACTGCACCCGTATGAGGGATCCCATCCCTTTCTTAAGAGACGAATTAGGTAATCCACATCTGTTTTCCCGTAGTTGACGCCTGTCAGAAAGGAATCCCGTGACAGGTAGTCCAGCCGATCACAGTCAAGAGACGAATGCATCAGCTGAGCATACATCAACTTCTCCTTCGGCACGCCACCCGTGATTAGCTCGGCAATAGCCGACGGGCTGATGCCGCTCTTCTTGAGAATCGTGCTGATTTCCGCGCGTTTCTTGATCACCTCGGTTCCTAGCTGCTCATGGTGAGCGTACCTACCTGCGTCATTGTCGTCGGAGTTCTCTCCGACTGTCACCAGCGGACTCTTGGTTTCAGGCAAAGAAGAGGATACCGTTCCGGCTGGGGAAGCTCGTAACATGTACACCTGCTCGCCCAGATGTGAGAGAGGATAGTGCCCAATGTCGTGGAGGAGGGCCGCCAAGCGAAGCTCCTGTTCTTTACGAGCGGTGATAACGCCCTGTTCCCTAAAAAACTGGCACATCTTGCCCATCATGTGGAGTGTGCCCAGGGAGTGCGTAAAGCGACTATGCTCTGCACACGGAAAAACGTAGTTCACCAAGCCTTGTTGGCGTACACGCCTGAGACGCTGAAATGCCGGTGTATCAATGATTTTGGCTTCAAGTTCCGAGACTCCGATACCGCCGTGGAGGTCGTCATTGAGGTACTTATGGTTGTACAGTGGTTTCGCACGCCTACCCATAGGGACGACCTCATTCGTTTCTGGAAAGCACCTTGTTCTGAACTAGTCCGAGCTCGTCCAAGGTGGCCCAGGCATAATCCATTTGCTCACGCTCGAAACCCTTCTCCCTGCGCAGTCGCTCAATTACTGAGGATTTCGTCATCTTGGACGGACTTGCCACGACGTGCCTTAGGTAGTGCATTGACGCTAACAGCTCGGCCCATTGTGGCTTATCCAAGCCTGCTTCCCTGTGTTTCTCCAACAACTCTGTTATTCTCCGAGCCGTCTCTCGAGCATCGGCCGTAAGCTGAACGCTGCCAAGATCTATGTCATTTGCCTCAGCTTCGGCTACCTTAAATGCATCAGCAGTGAGGGCAGGACTGTAAGGCCCTCGCAGATACCAACTGTATCTGTACCCGAGATCAAAGCCCATGACCTGAAAGAGATAGATGGACTTCTGAGTCACTAGCCGATCAGAGAAGCTACCCAGCTTCAGGCCCAGTTCCTTCATGCAGGCGGCTAGAACTGCCAGGCGTCTTGACATGATTGTCCCCTACCTCCTCATCACTCTGTAAGGCCTACATAGACCACGGCTGACGCCAGTTCGATTCCAAACGCTGCCTTCTCTCATGCCCAGCGCCGATATCTGTAGCATGCCCCGACCGGACTACCTCCTCTCGCCGCACACTCTTCCCTCAGCTTTACTCTATGCGACGTAACGTCATCTCTCTTCTTCGCCCTTCTCAAGGACATTCCTGTCTCTACGGGAAGAGCGTCAGCACTCACAGACAAGCACTCCCCTCTATCCTACCCTCACCTTCTCAAGCTCCACGACCTTCTCGACCGCGACGCCCCGCCCCTGACAAACAACTAGCGTGACGGTGCCGGACGCGCCCCATTCCTGAAATGCGCCGAGAATCGCATCAAAGTGGCGCATCACCCTAGTCTCTTCGGGAAACGTCTCAGGCGGTTTCACATCCACGATCACCGGCTTAACCCAGACTGCCTTCCCGCTCCGCACGTCCACCGCGATCCGACCACTAGCCTTCTGAGCCCGATAGACTGCCAGGACTTCCCTGACTGCCCTCAGAGCTTCCATTCGACTCATTTCGCGCAATTCCTGCTTTTTCTCAGGGCTCACCGACATGCTGCCACCTCGTCAAGCGTCACACAGCTTCTTCTTTCTCCGGTATCTCAACTCTCAGCCACGGTATCCGCTTCAACTCCTCGAGCCGCCCTCGACGATGAAAGGCGCGGCAGAAGGCGTCGATGGACGCAGGACACACGTACGGATTGTCAGGCGGTTCCGCGGTTGCCGCCAGCAACTCGAGCGCTGGCAGTATCCTGTCGTCGATCTCCCGATACCCCGGGTCCTGACAACAGTTGAAGTCCTCCCTGACCGCATAGTAAAGACACTCTTCGAGCGTCCGCCCTCTCCGATGCCTCGACCCCATAATTCGCCTCCGTCGGCAGCTTCAAGACGCGCCCGGCTGCTGTACCGCCTCCGCTTTGATGTCTCCAAATATGTTGGGAGCCTTCTCGCGCACCAGCTCAAGCATGCGCGTGGCCAGCTCGCGTATCTCCCACTGCGCCTCACGAGCTAGGCGAAGCCGGAAGAAATGCCGAAGCTCCCTGGCGTTCATCGTTAGAATCAAGTCGGTCAAAGTGCCTTCCGGAAGAACGAGCCTCGCATCCTCCTTTGGAACGCCGGCATCAAGCAACACTTTATAGAACCCAAACGCCGTCCGATACGCCGCCTCGTATCGCGCCCGAAGAGCCGCGGGCGCGTCAGGAATCACCGCTGCGGCGTCCGATTCGTCGCAGTAGCGCTGGCTGCGCACCGAATAGCTCGCTATCCTGTGCCTCGTGAGCTGGGCAAGACAGGCGCGGCTGATCCCGTGGATGTCGAACGTCGCGTACCAGTGCTCGAGCACGGACTCGTGCCCCTGCTGAATCACCTTCCGAATCATGTCCTCCGAAGCCATGTCTTTCCCGTGGCATCGCGCTATCGCCCGCCGGACGATTGCCTCGTTGGACCACTGCAACAGGCGCACTTGTGCGCTATCACTTGGGTGTGTGTCGCATTCAGGACCAGCCACCTGTAATCCTTCTAACGGCTGCAAGCCGTTACACATGAGAAAGACCTTTTCCAATCCCCGGTGAATGCTTTCCCGCACCGACTCGCGGATAGGGGCATCCAGCTCATCCCAACCAACCACAATCACCGAGCCGTCAACCGATACGAGCCTGCTGCCGTTATAGAGTTCCCGACCTATAGTATCGACCATCTCATCTGTGATGCCTTGCACCGTGGACCTCATCATGTGCATCACCTCCAAGCGCATTGCTGACGGCCTTCATGCGTCCGGCTTGTCCGACGCCCGAACTTCATAGCCTGCCTCCTCCAACAGCTTCAAGAACACCTCTTCAGGCAGCCAATAGCCAACCGTGAGACCGAACCCCGGGTCCAGCCTCAGACACTGCGCTTGTTCCTGCTCCAACCACTGACGCAACACCTTCCAACCCTTTTGCCTGCGCTTATTGCCGATGACGCGGAGACACCGCCCGTCGGCGACCTGCCTGATGAGGTCGCCGGGCCAATGCTTCGCCGCCCCGCTCAGCGGGTTGCGCCTGAAACCGAACCTCGCGAGCGTCTTCTCGGCCTCGTGCTCGCTGCGGTAACCCCTGTCCTTTTGCGCCCGTCCCCGGTTACGCCGTGCGGGCTGCATGATGCGTGCCGTCATCTCTGACACCCCGAATCCTCCTCATCGCCTCTTCAAGCGATTCCGCCTTGCTGCACTCGACCACGCTGACAACTACCGACGCCCTAGGGTCGGCCAGAAGCGCGTTCTCGATAGCCATGCGGATGTAGCACATCTCTTTGAACCGGCACTCGTCGCAAATGCAAACCCCTATCACGCCGTCCGCCCTTCCTCTCGCCACCTGGTTAGTCCGAGCTCGCCAAGGGACACGGTAAGCGGCTTCTGCACTTCTTCTTGCCGCGGCAAGTGGGACAACACCCACGCCCGCCACTGCGCGAGCGCCGCGCTGTCATTCCTCGCCGCCATGTAACTCACCACGGCGCGAAATGCCAGCAGAAGCTCCGCCCTGGTCAGCCTGGCTTTCCGGACTCCTTTGCCCGCCTGGAAAGCTCGTATCTCTCGAGACGACGCCGAACCTCTGACCTTAAGGCGGCGGCCTCGTCCAGCAAAGACGACCTCAACGCCGCGTCGCTCTCGCGCAGCGCCTGCTTTTCGAGCAGCAAAGCGCGTCCCATCAACACCTGAACCGAGCTTCGGGCGCATATGCTGCCACCTCCGGCTGACGAAACGCTATGAAGCCTTCTCTTCCGGCTTCGGATGCCTGATGTGGGGTATTTCTCCACGCCGCCGAGCCTCCATCACGCGTTCTCTGAGCAAACACATCGCGCACCAATCGCTCCCCGGCACGATCGGCGTCCGCCCGCACCGAGGACATAAGCCTTTGGCCTCTCGCTTATCCAAGCGCTCCGTTCCGCGCCGAGTCGCCGCCTTCTCAGCCGCCGATTTATGCCTGCGTTGAGGTGCCGGCTCTTCAAGACGCGGCGCTTCCATACGCGCCGGTTCCGGTTCGCGCCAGGCCAGCGCTTCCGCACGCGTCGATTCCAAGGCGCCGGTCACGAGTTCGGCGACTGTCGCGTTGACGCGCCCTTCCCTGATGGCTCGAGCGCCCACCTCCAGACGAAGCGCGAATTCTTCCAGTTGCGGAGTCATGTCCCCCGAGTTCCCCCCTGAAACCAGTCCTGCGACTTCCGGTCCCGTTCTCAGCATTCGCATTAGGCGAACATGGACTATTGGACTTTCTCCACCCTGCGGTGTATCATATCGGCGCACGTCAGGTTCAAGGAGAATTAAAGACAAGCATTTTGTTGCTCATCTCCCTTTCTGCTCTGTGCATACGGGCTATTAGGAGTTGATGCCGCTATTCTTGCGACTGTTGTGAGCTTCTGTGTCAATTTTTGGTATTGCTCCAACACTTGCTCTAACCGCACGATGGGAGGGTAGATGACGCACCGAAGACCGTTCCAGTTGAATTGCGTGACTCCGCGAAAATGTTCACGAACAAAAGTCAGACTTTCAACACTCGCTTGCCGTCGCTGTCGGTAATGAGCTGTCACCCAATGCAGGATTGCCGCTCTGCGTCGGTGCCCCGGCGGAATGTCCCTCAGTCTGAAGACTTCGCGGATTCCTTCCTCATCGGTTGAAAAGGTGACTCCGATTCCACCTTCGAGCGAAAGGTATACCCTCCAAAAAGCTCGACGGACAAAGTGCCAACCTGACATAACACGCATGTTGTTGACAACTTCTCTATTCAGCTGTGTGTTGCCGTAGACACCAGTTGTTCTCGCCGTATAACATAGTCCGCTTCCGCTTACCCTGGTTAAGGGTGATAAAGGGACATGTACCCATTTGTTCCCGAGTGCTCCGGCAATGTGCTCCTCGATGCTGATTGAACCGCTTGAGAGAGATAGAGATCCAACAACGATGGAGGCCATTATGGGAAAGAACCGATGAACTTTCCCTCTTAACGTCTTGGGGTTGACAAAGCGCATCCTTGCAGTCTGGAGATCACTATCACCGGTGCTATCGTGAACCATCGTTACATCTACGGGCCTTGGGAGCGTTTCGGGCGGCAAATTCGTCGGAATGAGTTCCTTGCCACCTGCCGCTTGATCGAGCCAATCCACAGCGTCTTCGATCCACAGATCAGCGCCGTCGAAATAGCAAGGATCAATCTGCGTAAACCCCTGCCATTGTATCCGAGGTTCCGCCAGGGTCATGAAGGTGATCACGTCATCAATCACCTTAGCGAAGCTGCTGTTCCTGTCAGGCATCTTTCTCGCCCCCTCCTCTGGGCCCCTTGCGCGTGTACTTCCCTTTCGGCCACGACGCCCGGTCGAGCAGTTCGAACAAGGTGAACTCCGGCACCCAACGCACCCATACGGAGCCCTCCGCCGTCGCCCGGCTCCGGGCGATGATGATCTCGACGAGGTTTTGCCACGCCTTCTCCTCCGGCCAATACAGGCCCGGCCTCCACAGGTACAACACCACGTCGGCGTCCTGGTCCGGGTAGCTCGAATCGCGGATGTCCCCGTGCTGCGGCCGCGGCACCGCTCTCTGCGCTATCGCCTTGTCGAGCAGCTGCGTCAGACACACCACGGGCACCTCAAGGTCACGCGCCATACACTTGAGAGCGCCGGTCACCCTGCCGATCCTCGTCGTGTCGTTCTCGCCCCTGATACGCGGCTCGTGAATCTTGTCAAGCTGGTCGATGATGACCAGTCCCAGCCCGTGCTGCGCCTTGAAGTGCTGGCAGATACTGCGTATGTCGGCGACCGTGAGCCCGGATTGGGCCACGAACGCGAGAGGCTTGTCCGCCAGCGGCCCGATCACCGTTCCGAGCTTCTTCCACGCCTCGTCGTCCATCCTGCCGGTGCGGATGTTGCGCGCCGGTATCTTCGCCTTCATGGACAGCTCGCGGTCGGCGAGTTCGACCGGAAGCATTTCCAGAGTGAAGAAGAGGCAAGGCACGCCGCAATTCAAGGCCACGTGTAAAGCCCAGCTTGTCTTCCCGGTCTTGGGCACGGCGGCGAGGAATATCAGGTTGCCCGGCACGAGCCCGCCGAGGTGCTCGTCCAGGTCGGAAAACCCGGTGGGTATCCCGATCACGCCGCCCTTGGAATACCGCTCCTGCAAGACCTCCATGTGCTTTGCGAGAAGGTCCCGGTTCATGACCCACGGCACCGCGCCGCGATGCTGCAACTGCGCGAGGGCGTTCTCCGCGTACGCGATTGCCTCCGCGCTCGTCACCTCGTCGTCGTACGCCCTCACGGCGATGTCCTTGGCCAGCTTGAGGAGAGTCCTCTTGCGCGAGTCCTCCAGGATGACCTCGGCGAGCTTGTCCAGCTCGAACGGCATGACCGCGCCCCGGGCGAGCTCGGCGATTTGAACCGCGCTGAGCTTCCCCCGGCTCTGCTCCAGAAGGAGCGGCATGGACGGCGTCCCGCCCGAGTCTGCAATCGCGCAAAGGCCTTCGTACGCCCGCCGCGGGATTTCCGCGTAGAAGTCGTCAGCGCTTATCCCGCTCCGAAACCGAGGCAACTCGTCCGGATAAACCAACAGGGTCCCGACGAATGCCCGCTCCGCCTCGAGATTGAACGGGAGCCTCCTCACGTCAGCTTGAACCGCCTGCACCACCTGTCATCGCCTCCTTTCGCGCCATGAACGCGGCCAGGGAACTCTCGATGTACGCTTTCACCTCGGGGGGCGCGTGTCCGGGCTCCACACCGCCCGCGAACCCGCCCGCGCTATCCCACGGCTTGCCGCGTGGCTTGTCGCGAGCCATCCTTTCCCCGAGCCGCTTGTGCGCTATCTCGCACCAGTTCCGCAGCTGCAATCGAGGATTGGACTTGGCCTCAAGCGGTCTGTCGCGTTTGTATGCCCGCCACTTCTTGACCTCTTGCAGCAAGTCGATATCGGGAAAATCCGTGGCGAGGTCCCTGATGTGCTCAAGGTCCTTCTGGTAGTCGAACGGATACTGCGGAACCGCCTTCAGCTCACCGAGAACGGCCCGTTCGGTTGGAGTTACATCCGGAGGGGAAGGCGGTTGGCTGGTTTCCCCCGTACCCCCTTCCAACCCACCAGACTTACTATCTACCCTAGAATCTGCTTCGACGGTGTTGGTACGGTACTGTACGGTACTGTTAGGTACGGTGCCATCGGACACTTGGCGGTCGACCGGCGGTCGACCGGCGGTCGTTTGCTGGACGCCCGACGGTTGCATTGAGACCGTTCTGGCGGCCTCCCGGCGTTGCCGCGAGCGTTCGCGTTCGGCCGCGCGCCGCTCTATGAGACGCCCGGCATAATCTTCCCAGTCATGCAATTGGAGAGCCCCATCAATCTTTTCAAGAAAACCTGCTTTGATGGCGGCCGCCACGAACTCATCGGGGTCGCCTTTCCAACCGGCACCGCGTGCGATCACCTCATTGGGCAGGCCCGTCAAATCGCCTTGTGGCGCGTTATCAAGCGCCCATGTCCACAACCGCGCCATGTGCGCGGCGGCGTAGGTCTCGTCAAGGTTGAGTGCAACCGCCATAATGAGAGTCTTGCGATGCGTCCACAGCGATTGATGCAACTCGATCCAGGCCACTCAAACCCGCTCCTTTACGTCCGCGATTCCACTTGACCGCGCCACACCTCACAAACGCCGTCCTACGGCCGCCCGACACCGTACCGAAGCGGGTCGGGTATGAGAATCACGTCACCCGGTTCAATACTCGAACTTCGTGCGCCCAAATCGTTCGCCGTATAGATGGCCCATATCACGTCGCCAGCCCGGTCGTCTGGATAATACCGATATGCGATGGTCCACAACGTGTCGCCCCGCCCCACGACGTAGGACACGCACTCGATTTGCTCCTCCGGCCATCTCCATCCGGTCGAGTCCGGCAGCGGCGGCTCGGGCGCGCCGACACGCGCTGACGAGAGCAACATCGCCATGCCCGCGCATGAGACCAAGATGATGAGCGGACGCGCGCCGGTGTGGCGTGCGAAACCCCGTCGAAATCTCATTGCTAATTCACTCGCCCCCGTGGTATCCTGAAACCGGCCGCCTTCCCACCTTCCTTGTGGTGTGAGTTGCCAGGCGGCCGGGCCGGGCGCGAAGCCCGGCTCCTCTCATGGATTTGCGACCTCGTATGCTGGCAACCTCCGCGCCTCGGCGTAGGCGTCCAAGTCTGCCTGCGCCTCCTCCCGAGTCTGGCGAACCGGCATCGTCTTGAGCCTTCGAAGGTTCTTGAAGCGCGTCCGGTAATACGTGCTCCAACCCCCGGCCGCCGCTGTCGCCGTCGCTCACGAAAAGCAGACCGTACTTGCTGTAATAGCACCTCATGACTTGCTCTCGCCCCTACTCCGGAACTGTGCCGCCTGCGGACACGTCACCCAGTGAGGCCTGTAGCCGCTCACGAGCCGGCCATCAGGCAATATCACCGTCACGGGCTCGAGGTCCACGGGCATCCTCTTGCCAGCCTCGGTCCTAATCCACTCAATGCGCCTGCCGCAGCCCTTGCAGGTCGTCACCCGCGCTCGCCTCCTGCGAGGAAAGAGCTATCTCGATGAGTTGTTGGCCCTTGCGACACATATCCCGCGGGTCGGTCCAGTCATCCCTGATTGCACCGAATAACAGCGAGCACAACATCAGCGTTTTCCGCATCTCATCCACTCGCGCGTCCAGGCGCTCAATCTTCTTTCCCAACTCCACACCTGCGGACAAGGACAAAGCATTTCGCACGCGGCTCCACACCTGAAGAGGAGTGAGATTGTCCCCGCGCTCGTTGGGCCGACCCATGGCCGACCGATGTACGGCGTCTACGTCCTCCAGCGCACCCCTCATTGCCGCTGCTTGCGCCTCGACCTCGGCCAGTCGGGCCTTCAGCGCGTCTCGCTCGGCCTCTAGCTGTTCTACGCGCCGCTGCACGCCTGCCAACTCCCGCCGCGTGAACACGTTTGACTCCACTGCCTCGCGGAGAGCGCGATCCATCCCATGGGCGCGGGCTACGTCGTGGTAGTGGATCAGGACTTCATTTACCTCGTCGGCGAATGGCTTCATTGGCGGAGACCTCCCGTATGCCTCGGATCGCCGTCGCGACCGAAGCAAACCGTTCTTCCATAAACGCGTTCAACGCCGCTCGATCAGCCAGACACTCACCGCATAACCACCGCCCGTTGAATCCCAGCGAGCGCCGCTTCTCCCCCCGCTGGCCGCAGCGGGAACAGACTACCCATGCGTCATGTCGTCTCATGTGTCACTCCCCCCGGCCCTGGCCCCCTGGGCCGTCCGCTTGTCCCTCTGTGGCCTCTTCCTGTTTATTGCGTTCTCCCGCTCGTCGGAGCCGCCTGAACCGTAAGGGGCAGCCGAGCCTTTGACCGAGTCGTGGCGGGAGTCTACGCTCACATGGATACGACCTGCACGCTGTGCTCCTCAAACTCGCAGAGCGGAACCAAAATCCCATAAGTCCTGTAGCCGCGATTTGGCACTACCTTGATGGGATACTCCTTTGCCCAACGCGAAAGCTGCTTCCGGATGGTCTCCATCGGAAGAATGTAGAGCAGCAAGTCTTCTACGACGAAATAGAACAGGAAATCCGCCTTCGACGTGTAAGCCCATCCGGCCCGACCCTCCGAATCGATGGACACCGTTTCGATGAATGCATTGCCGGTCTTGTGAGCAAGATAATCCGTCTTGTATTCAACCTTGAAATACCTGCCGTCTTTCCGACAAACGTAGTGTCGGTCTATCCCCTGACGCTGCTCCCGCCTGGTCGCAGGCCGGATAATCCATTCCCGTGAAAAGAACGCATCCAGCAATTCCTCCCCGCTGGCCCCCTTGGCAAGCTGCTCGTCGAAGTCATACACCGCTTCATGCACGCCCGCCCACCTCGTTTCCCCAAGCAACCCAACCTGCACGCTTGGTGCGGGCGAAGAGCTCCAGACGAGGCCCGGGACTGCAACGTTCGACGAGCTCGTAGAAGAACGCCGGTTTCCGACTGTGCTCCTGCCTTGGGGCCTCGAACCAGTTTCGCTCCCCGACCTGACTCATCGGCAAGTTTCCGCGCACGCAGAACAGAATGTGCTCTGTCGCACCCCGGAAGTAATGCCCGAGGCCGATCTGAGGCTTGACCCATGTGATGAGGGTCTTGTACTCGAACCCCCAAGCCGCGACGACGTGAAAAGCGTCATGAAGATGCGAATTCGTAGTCCACAAGTATAAGTGCGCGTCATCAGCTGCAAGGTCGGACACCGGCAGGGCGCATATCTCGGCAATACTCATAGTCGGGTAATGATTCTCAGCAGCACCCCTTGTAGCCGTGTCGTCGAAAGGCCAGGGCGGGTCGGCATAAATGGTTCGGAACTTGCCTTGGGGTAGCGGCGGAGGTGTCATCTCCCGCCGCACGAGCTGCGCAGCCAGCCTGACTTTGGCCGCCTCGCCCCGAATGAGCCTCGCGGCCACCTGGCGTTGCTGCTCCGGCTCCATGCGCGCAAGCTCGAGAAGGTCCCGTTTGCTGTCGGCAAGCGGCGTGTCCCGAATCGCGTCCCGAACGTCCGGAACAATCTTCGTCGCAATCTGCACGTCCTGCTGAATCGTCCGTGGAGTCAACCCGGTCTTCGCAGCGGTGTCAATCGCAAACGAAACCGTTTCGCTTGCGTCTATTTTCCTGCCCTGGGATTTATTGCTTCCTATTGCGCCGGCAGTACCACGCTTCGCCTCCGGATACTTTGCCTCATATAGTTCCTTCCGTCGCGCCAAGGCTTCCGCCCGCTCCAACTGGGTGAGCTCGTTGCGGATCAAGTTCTCGTCTATCTCTGCCAACTCCGCGTCGAGCTCGTTCACCGTGATTATGGTTGCATCGATCTCCGACCATCCCAGTCGCTTGCAGGCCTCAAGCCTGTGATAACCAGCGACAAGACGCAAGTCTTCCGTGAGCGTGATCGGGTTCAGCAAACCGACGGTGCGGATGGATTCTACAAGCTCGTCCAGGCCACGCAGCTGTCGTCGGCCTTCTGGGACTTTGATGTCTGCGATCCTGACCCGCAACGTTGTCTCCCCTCCCGAACGATAAACGTGAGCGATGCGACGCGACTTTGCTAAACGCCCTCCCAGGTCCACTCACCACATGAGCTGCCCGCCGGTTTCCTTCTCCCGTTCCCGACGCAGCTTTTCCTCGAAGACCTTGATTCTGCACGGAGGGCAAGCCTTGACCTGTCGATTGCCGCAGTAAACCTTGCGTAGTTCTCGCGTCCGATAAGCAAACCCGCAGAGCTCGCAGGTCTCCCAGAATCCGCTGTCAATCGGTTTCACGCGACCCTCACCTTGCTTCCATCGGGGCCCTTGGTGACCTCGATCCTCTGCGGCAGTGCATCCTGGAGCTCGGCGATGTGGGTAATGACAAGCGTCTTCCCAAACTCCTGAGCCACTGCCTGGATCGCGCTCATGACGGCCTGCCGGTTGCTCTGATCGCAGGCTCCGAGGCCCTCGTCCAGGACGAACAACCGTATCTCGGCGCCGGCACGGTGGGCAAGGAACTTGCTCAATGCCACCCTGAGCGCGAGGTCTACCATGAACCTCTCCGCGCCGGAGTACGTCTGGTACGGACGCTCGATGCCGCCGTCGAGCACGGTGATCCTGAGGACCTCCTGCATGGTGCCCGTCGACTTACCCTCGACTTGGGTGTCGAGACGCACGGCCAGGCGGCCACCGGCCATTTTACCGAGCATGTCGTTGGCAAGGCGCTCGATCTCGGGGACGGCGTTCTCGACGATGAGCGCTGGTACACCGGCCTTCTTGCCACAGGCCTGATCAAGTATCTCGTAGACTGTCAGCTCCTCCTTTGCCCGAACCAACTCAGCCTCGACCTTCGCAAGGTCTTCGCGAGCCTTTTCGGCATCGGCGAGCTGCTGCTCGAGCCGGCCGAGCAACGTCCGAGCTTCCGCCTCCATGCGGCGCAGGTTTTGCAACTCCGCCTGCCTCGCGGCAAGCTCCTCTCCAAGCGGACCGAGGATTTCTAGCCGCGCCCGCACGGACTGAGCTTCCTCGCTCAGCGCCTGCTGCTCTGTGGCAAGCTCCCGGACCTTCGCCTGCCATGTAGCGATACTTTTCTCAAGTTCCGCGACCCGCGCTTCGAGCTCTTTCACGCGACGCTCGGCGGCGTCAAGGTCCGGCTTGAGTCTCGCGGTCTTGCGGACGTCTTCGAGAGCGCTCCTGGCCGCCTCGTGCGCCGCCGGGTCGTAGCCTACGGCGTCGCGGTCCCTGCAGGTCTTCTGCCATGCCTCTAGGTGCGGATTCTTCGCCCGGTGAAGCTCCTCGAGCCTGATGCGAAGGCCCTCGAGGTCAGCAGCCGCCTTCTTGGCACCCGCCAAGAGTGGGCATGCAGCTTTCACGTCGCCCGAGCAGGGCACCTTGTCGAGAGTGGCGGCCTGTGAAATCAGTGCCTGAATCTGCGCCTCCACGCGGGCAAGCTCCGTTTCCGTGGTCTTGTCCCACGCAGCCGCCTTGCGCTCAAGGTCGGCGGCGAGCTGCTGGAGATTCATATACTCCTGGGCCTGCCGGTCGAACCTGGCGACCTCCTGGGCGAACTCTGCCTCCATCGCGACCGCGCTTTCGATTTCCTCGCGCATGGCCAGAATTGCCTGTCTAGAGGCGATTTCCTGGCGTGCTGTCTCGATCTGCGTGCGGGCCTTCGCGACCTCGCCTTGCGCCCAAGCAATCTCCTGCCCCTTGCGCTCGTGCTCTCGCCTCAACGCCTCCAGCCGCTCGGCGAGGATCGGCCGCTGGCGAAGCTTTGCCTCGAGGTCGGTAACGGCGGGTTCGAGCTGCCCGATAGCTTCGGCATACTTGTCGAGTGACGCCTTGGTTTCCACGTATTGTTGCCGCAAGGTGTCTGCCGCGTCCGCCTGCTCCTTGAGCCGCGCCGCCTGAGCCTCAAGGCTGCTCACCTCCGCCTTGAGGGCGCGGGCTTTCTCGCGCGCCCGTTCCTGCATCCTGTCCCACAGGTCGAGACCAAGGATTCGAGCGAGAGCTTCCTTGCGTTCCTGGTCGGTCATGTTGGCGGTGAAAGCGTCGGCTTGACCTTGGAGAATCAGCGAGGACGCCGTAAACGTCCGGTAGTCCATGCGAAGCGTGCTCTCGATGACGGCCTGCGTCTCCGCAATGGTCTTGCCCGAGAGCGGCCGCCACCGATCGCCGTCGAGAACGAAGAACTCGAGCGTGCTCTTGTTGCGAGCGACGCTTCGACCCCGCACTACCCGGTAGGTGCTGCCGTTGAGCCGGAACTCGAGCTCGACCCGGCCTTCTGTCTGCCCCCGGGTCACGTAGTTGTCGAGGTCTTTGGCGCCGCCCTTGGTGCCCTGGCCGAAAAGTGCCCACGTGATGGCGTCGAGAAGCGAGGACTTCCCTGCCCCGTTTTCGCCGACGAGAGCTCCGCACGTAACCGGCGTAAGGTCCACGGTTTCCCGGCGGTAGCTCAGGAAATTCTCGAGGTCGATTCTCACCGGCTCCATCAGGCCATCACCTCCTCGAAGAGCTCGCGCGCCTTCTCGGATACCCTGGCACGCATGGCGTCGGTCAAGTCCGTCCGAAGCTTGAGCCACTTTTCGAGAGCGTCCAGCGGCCCTATAGTCTCGGTAATGGAGGCCTCGCGAGTCCGCTCCGAACGGATTATCTCGGGATAAACCCCGGCCACCTGATGAGCGCCGGCGTCGTAGAGGGCTTGGATGATCGCGTTGTGGTCAATCCGCTTGACCTGCTCCTCAGTGGCCTGGTAGACGACGCGGACGATAGCCCCGTGGACCAAGCCGACGTCCACGCAACGCGCCACAACCGTGCTAACTGCCTCGCCGTCCGCAAGCCTCTCCAAGGCGGCCTCGTCCAACCTCACCGTGAGAAACCGCCTTGCCGGAAGCTCGACGAACTCCGCCTCCTGCGTGTCGAGGTCGACTATGTAGCAACCGCACTCGTTGTGCTCCTCGCCGAAGTCGTGGCGCTCGAAAACGCCCGTGTGAAGAATGACCGGATCAGTCGCAATGACTTGAGGGGTATGTATGTGGCCCATGACGACCGCCCGAACCGGAAGGCTCTGCAACTCCCCCAGAGGAAGCGTGGGCTCAGTAATAGCCAGCGAATTGCCGGCGAGGCGGCAACCCGAGATGGCCCAGTGCCCCATCAGCACGGAAGGTTTATCCTCTTTGGTCACAGCGAGCTGGTAACGCGCGATCTGGAGAAGCTGCTGCGAGGTCTCCTGAGCCGCGACAGCCGGATCCGCATCCGTCTTCGCGGCCCTGACAAAAGGCAACACGACGACCTCGAGCTCCGGAAGATGCTCGATGCCCGGACGGGTCCAACCCCACCGGCGACCGTCCGGCGCCATGCGCGCCACGAGGTCGACCGGTGATAGCTGGCCCGGACCCAAGTCGTCGTGGTTGCCCTTGCAGCCTACAACCCGAATCCCTTCCTCCTCGAGACGGTAGAACAACTGCGCCACCTCGAGGACTTGGGCCGGCGACGGCCGCGAGGTCGGGAAGAAGTCTCCGGGGAAAAGAGCCGCGCTGACCTTGTGTTCGATGGCGGTTTGGAGGAGCGCTCGTGCGCTCCTCCGCCAGTCCTGCAGGCGCGAGGGAATACCGTCTTCGCCTATGCGGTTGAACGTCGGCCAGAAACAATGGAGGTCGCCTGAGCAGAGGATCTTAGGCATTCGCGGCCGCCCCCTTCGCCTTGTTCTGGCACGAGTAACAGAGTACGCGACCGAACTTCTTGTGGGAGTAACTCACGACGTTGCCGGAAGTTATCTGGGCGCCGCAGTCCGCGCACGTGCCATAGACAACCGGACGCGGCTTGACCTGTGCAGGCTCAGGTTCGGGCGGGAAGAGCGTGCCGTCAGGCTGAGCCGTCGCGGCCGCTTCTGCCTCTCCCGCCGGTTCCCCAGTCTCCTCGGGCAACTGAGGAGTTTCCTCGACCCCGTCCGCCCCGACCGCGCCGAGCTCCACGTCCGAGGAAGCCGCCGCCGCGTCAACCGTCTCGTCGTCCTGAACCGGCGCCGCGATGACTGGACGCTCGGTAAACGCCACCTGGGGCGCAGGGGGCGTGGCGCCTCCGAACAGAGCGTTCATCGTCGCCACGCCGTGCTGAAGGAGAGCCTGGCGGACGCTCGGGTCGTTATAGTCCGGTGAGAAGTCAATCCTTGGCACCACGAACGGCTTCTGCAATTCCGCGAACGTATACTGGCTCTTGATCCCGAGCGCCGCCCTGATGACGCGAAGCATCGCGCCCGTCTCGGCTCTCATGAGTTTGTTTTTCCGCCACTGGATGAGGTTCGCGCGGACGTTCGCCTCGATGAAGCGGGGCTTTTCGTCCTCCGCAAGGAAGAAAGCGTCTCGCTCTTCCTTGCCGTGCCTGACTTTCCGCCACTCGCCGCGATACGTCTTGGCGTCGGTGCCTCCGAGGGGACCGTCGGCCTTCTTGGTGTACTGGTCGCGGAGCTCGTCCTCGACGACCGAGAGATCTATCTCCTTCTCCGCCATGATGGGCTGCCAGGAGCCGTCGGGGAGCCTCAAGGCACCGACAGCCCGGTAGCAGACGTAATCCTTCTCGAGCACCCGTGGCCCGCTGTCCCGCCAGTTCCACACGATGCCGGCGGCCGAGGCGATCCTCATGAGAGCGGGCTTGGCGAGGGAGTACATGTCCTCGTACTCATGCGTGGATTCGTTGTACCGGCTCCCGACCTTGAACACGTCACCCGCCATCGGGTCCGGGTTGACCTGAACGATGTTAGTCCGCGCCGCGTGCCACGGGCTTACCTGCTCGATGTGCTGCGTCGGCATCAAAACGTTATATTTGTCCGGCTTGTACTCCACCAACTGGCCCACTTACGCCACCCCCTCGGCTTTCGTACGCCGGCACCGCTCGAGCAGCGCCAGGCGTCTCTCCTGTGCGGCCTTGCACGCCGCGCAGTCTCCCTCGTCAGTCACCGGCACCATGCCCCGCCCTTCGACGAGGCATATCGGACAAAGCCCCCGCTCGTAGGCTTCGTCCGCGAGAAGCCTTTCGAGAGCCTGGCTTGGCATTACCCGGTAAACGTTGCAGAGCATGTCGAGCCAGTCCTCGTCGTCAAGCGCCTGCCCCCGAAGCGCGTCAGCGATGAGGCACACCGCCTCTTCAGCGTCCCGCAACGGTCGCATCAATGTCCGCTTTCCCACGCCCGTTCACCCCCTCTTGCACCCCCAGTCCGGACGTGGTAGACTGGAGGTAGCTAGAAGTCCTTTCTCGAGGTCGAAGTGACGGCATTCACTTCGGCCTTCTCTTTTATGCCGCGTCCGACCCGTGCGACTCTGATGAGATGACTGAAAACACCGTCAGCAGGTCCTGCGCAGGCCCCCGAAACCGAAGTCGCTTTTCCTGACCTGCGTCGAAGCGCTTGCACGCCCGATAAAACTTGATCATGTTGCGCTTCCGCTCTCTGTCTTCGCACGCCCAAATAGCCTTCAACGTTGCTCCCTCCACTGCTGCCACCTCCTTCCGCTCTCAGCGGGCGTAACGCCGCCTGTATCTCCGGTATTTAGGCAAGTCCTCGTCGCCCGGCCGCCGGCCGCCTTCCGCGATGAACCGCGCAAGCTCGTCCCTGTGAATGCGGGGCGTGTCGCCTACCCAAACCGCCGCGAGGTCACCGCGCCTGATGAGCCTGTATATGTGCTGGCGAGTCACCCGAAACGTGGCCGCCACCTCGCAGGGCTTCAGCCATTCGAGCTTGTCTGTTTCCGAATCCGGTTGTAGCTGCAAGGCTTGGGACGTTGCCTGCTGGCGTTTCATGCTGTCATCAACCTCGTCAAAGGATTCTCCTGCTCCGTCACGTAACCCCGATCCCTACACTTGCGGTTGTGCTGGCTCACGAGCTCCGAGCCGTCGCACCATCGCTCCAGAGCCAACCTCAGCATCTCGATGGTGTGCTCGACATCCAGACATTTCTGCAGGCACCGGATGAACTCGCGCCATTCCTCGTCAGAGAAATCCTCCCGCCCGCGCTTGTTGACCGCGAGGCTTATTAACCTCTGCTGGACCGCGCGGAATTCATCGAGTTCGATCACGAGCTTCAGGAGCACACTCGAGATATCGAGATTCACGTTGTCGAGGATGGCGTAACGATAGGCCTTGCCGATGGCGCAGTGCATCCGGCAGTACCGGTGCGCCAGCCACGAGTTGTTGTAGACCTTGCTCATCGCCAACACCACCTCAGGCGGTGGAACGCTCTTGCCGTCCTCGTAATTGGCGAGCGTCCTCGCGCCCACGTGGAGCCTGAAAGCGGCCTCCTCCCTGCTCAGTCGAGCTGCCTTTCGCGCGATGCGATACACGTCCATCACCTCCTCTCTACACAACTGCCGCTCGTGCCAACCTGGAAGTTGGTATTAGACTTAATCGTAGACGAGACGTCGCGAGAAGGGACTGAAAAAGCCCGTTTGCTCGTTCCTAACCTGTGGAACCGAGAACCAAAGAGTCAGGATCATCATCGACGAACTGAATACGGATACCCAAAACCTGACATACTTTGCTCATGGTGCTCTCGTTCCAGCGCCTGCGCCCTGCCAAAAGGTCGCAGATATACTGCTGACTATATCCGCTGCGCCGGGCAAGCTCACTAGCGCTGATGCCAGTTGCAGCCATTTTCGTCCGCACTGCCTGGGTGAAGCTCATCGTCTGGCTCGCCTCCTTGCAATTCCATAGTAAGCTAATAGCTGAATCCAGGCAAACCTGAAATTCCGCAAATAGCGGCATCCAACGCCGCTATTGGGCGCACATTCTGCACATAGCGTGTTCGGGCTCCCGAATTCTGCTTCTTGCGTATTGACGGCATCTGCTAATAGCGGTATCCTGGAAACAGCTAGACGTGGAGGGCACTCATGACAATGAAACCGACAACCCGCATCAGACAACTGCGGGAACAAAGAGGGTTAACCGGGACCAAGCTTGCTGAATTGCTTGGCATCTCTCCGCAGTATTATTACGACCTTGAACGAGGTGCCCGACGTCTCAACGAGGACATCATTGTGAAACTTGCGGATATCCTTGGCGTATCATCTGACTACCTCCTCGGCCGTACCGATGACCCCACTCCGCCAGAGAAACGCAACGCAGCAGTCGAAACCCTAGCAGCTCACAGAACAGACGACCCAATGGCCGACCTCCCCGAGGAGGCAAGAAGGAGTCTCCTGGAATTCCAGGAATACATCTTCAAAAAGTACGGCAAGAAGCAAAATCAATAGGCCGCACGAGTGCCAGTACCGTTATGCCTGGAGGGAACGCAGTTGCCCCACGACCTCATCTCTCTTGCGTATAACGAAGGAATCGCGCTCGAGTACTGGGACTTTGAGCCGCCGCTTGAAGGCGTGTACTGGAAGCATCCCGAACTACCGCCTGTAATCGGGCTCTCGAAAACACTGTTCGACAACCCAAAGCACTTGCGGACGGTCCTGGGCGAAGAACTGGGACATCACTTTACGACGGTCGGTGATTGTGTGGCTGTGAGGCGTTGCTCCTACGCCGACCGGGTGAGTCTTGACAGGAGCGAATACAGGGCCTTGTCCTGGGCCGCCAGACATCTTATTCCCTTCGACTCGCTTCTGTACGTGGTGCGACGAGGCAGAACCGAGCCCTGGGAGCTCGCCGAAATCTTCGATGTTGACGAGAGCCTGATTCGGTTTCGCCTGAGCCTGATTCAAGGCGACGCCCGCGAGATTAAGGCGCTGAGGCACTTGGCATTCCGGTGCGAGGAGGATCGGCTGTGGGCCTTCGCATGAGGAAGAGCATCAACCTGGGAGGCGGCGTGCGCCTGAACCTCAGCAAGAGCGGCATCGGAATCAGCGCCGGCGTGAAAGGCGCCCGCGTGTCCATCGGCCCAAGAGGAATCAGGACTTCCGTGGGCATTCCCGGGACGGGAATCTACTACAGCACCGAGCAAAGCCTGCGCTCGCTCGGAGCGCCGCGGGCAAAATCGCCGGTGTACCAGCAGACAATCTCGAATCCGTACCTCGGAGTCAGCAAGACCATTAAGGCCAGAAACCCCGAGGAGCTGAAGGCGAAAGTCACCGCTCAGCTAGCGACTTGGAAAGAACGGGAGGAGAACCTTCGACAAAAGCAGGCGGTTGCGGAAACGAAAGCCCGCGCCGAGCGCATGACCCAGGAGGCACAAAGGAAACTTGAGGCCTATAAAACCGTGCTCGCCTCAAGTCTCGACAAGGATTACAGGCTTGACTGGGAATCACTGCTCCGGAAGGACGAGTACCCGATTTTCGTATTCGACGAGAAGCGACCTCAACGGACGTTCGACGAGCCCGAACCGACGCTTGCCGGGACGTTCGCACGCTTGAAGGTTCCCAAACCGAGCTTCGTCGAGCGCCTTTTCCCTGCCCGGAAAGAACGGAGACTGAGCGCGGAGAGGAAGGCCAGGGAGGTCTTTGAGGAAGAGCTCCGCTCCTTCCAGCACCGCAAGGAAGCGGCGGAGCTCGAATACCAAAGGCGGCTGCTGCTGCACGCGCTCCGGCGAACGGTGGCCTGGAAACGATACCTTGCGGCGAAGGCGGAATTCGAGCGAAAGAAGGCCAAGCATAATCAGCGCGTACGCGACTGCGAGGCGGCCTTTAAGGCGGGCGAACCGGACGCCATCCGCGAATACTTCAAGTTCGTGTTCTCCAAGCTGGAGGCTCCCCAGTCCTCACGGGAGGACACTGATATCGCGTACGACAAGGCTTCCGGGACGCTCGACGTGACGCTGAGACTGCCCGCCCCCGAGTCTCTGCCCGACGTGGTCTCGTACAAGTATGACAGCGCTGCCGGAGCTATCGTTCCCAAGAAGCTGTCTCAACAGGGCATTCGAAAGCTCTATGAGGACTTTGCGTGCCAATCCGTTCTAAGAGCGGCTTACGTGGCTTTCCAGGCCGATTGTCTCGGGTGCCTATCGAATGTGTCGGTGAAGGCGACTCGCCGCGGCATTGATCCGGCCACCGGGCATATGACGGACCTATGTGCCGTTACCCTGAACGTGGCTCGGGACCGCTTCATGGAAGTGAACCTTGCCGCAGTCGACGCCAAGAAGTGCCTGCGAGCGCTAGGGGCAAGCTTCGGCCTGTTCCACTAGTCGCAGGTAGGCGGGCGCCAGCCGGGCCGAGTACCGGGCCGCGGGATGGGCGCGGCCGCGCACCTCATTTCGGCGGACAAGCTACGTGAAGCGTTGAGCCATGGCGCGGCCTGAGTACGGGAGTTAGCGGATCGATTTGACGTCGATGAGGCCCTGGTGAAGCTGAGACTGGCGATACTTCGGCCGACATGCCGCGAGACGCGATGGCTGGAAGGACAGGAGATCCAGAGACCACGCTCGAGCCGCGCGAGCCCTGTCGCTTGATGTCCGTTTTCGAGGAGGCGATGACCTTGAGGAAGGGTGCTGTTCTGGCAATCATGGTCATCACGGCTCTTGGAGTCGGCGGCTGCCTTGGAAGTCGTCCGACCCAGGTCGCTCGGTTCCGCATTACGGATGTCACGTTCCGCAAGCTCGCAGGGGTTCCGACTGCCGCGTCGTCCAGAACGGAGCCCACGATCACTGGTCGCTTCATCATCCGCTACGTGAGTGATGATGTTACGGCAGTGGCTTTCGACTGGGCCTACGGCCGGCAGGATCCCAATCAGCCCTGGCACGCAGCCGGCTCTGACCCGGACCTGGACGGGCAATACACGTTCGACACGACTTTCACAAGCCTCAACTGGGTCACGATCCGAGGCACGGCAACGACATCCGCGAACCAGGTCGTCGTCGATGAGCGCGTGGTCAACATCGACAATGCTCCTCCGGACGTCTCGGTGACTCCAAGGAACCACTCAGTCCTCAATACCCAGCCTGCGGAGATCCTCGTGAACGTGGTCGACGGCGGGGCGACCGAGGGGACCGATGAGACTGGCACTGAGGTCAACGTGAGCGTTGATGGATCATCGCTCAGTTGTTCTCGGACAGACTATGAGGACCAAATCCGCCTTGTGCCGCAGGGAGGCTGGCCTGATGGGTTGTATGAAATCACAATCGTTCCGAGAGACGTCACCGGAAATGTCGGGGATCCGGTTGTTTCGGAGTTCATCGTGGATCGATCCATCCAGGGCAAGGCTCCGACGGTCTCTATCACAAACCCAGCTAGCGGCACGACTGTCAGTGGCACCGTTGAGTTGAACTACACGGCCTCACCTGACGTGGACCGCGTATGGGTCGATTATGCGTTCGGACAATCAGAGCCCCTGGCCTGGCAAGAGTTCGATGAAGACGCGACCGTGGACGGCGCGTACCCTCTTGACACGACGCTCATCACAAGACAGAACTGGATGTCCGTCCGGCTGTTCGTCAAGTCGACCAGCGGACTGACGGCTGTGAGCGAGCCGATAGTGCTTGACGTGAGAAACCCATAATCCGGAGCCCGTGTCGCCAGAAGTGAGCTCATGTCATGGTCCGAAATCCGGAGACGGACGGCGCGACGACCCGGGAGATCCCAATCGCGACGCAACCGGCGCTCGCTGATTGCGATAGTCGGCCAAGCTAGACGCGACAGAGTATCGGATGACTGCCGGAGGGATGAGAAACGTGAATCGACAAGGTTTCATGTTTCTATGTGTAGCACTGTTGTCATCCATGGTACTCAGCGCTGTTGCGTATTCCTCACCCACGCAATGGCCGGACCCACGCGACCTCCTGCAAGTGGAGACCGCGGACGAGCTGTCTGATCTCTTAGCCCGACTGGAAACCGCTCTTGAAGAAGCCTCGGTGCTCGAAGACAGGAACTACGCGGCCACAATCTATCACGTGGTCGACGTGGCAGACGGCATGTTGCAAATGACGTCGCCGCATGCCCTGTCACCCAATGGCCTAGAAAGGCTTAGGGGGATCCGCCAAAAGGCCCTTCGGATAGGCGCTCCATTCATCGCCGAGGAGATGTTTGCCGAGGCGTACGAGGAACTCGGTTTCGCCGTTTCTACGTTGACAGAGATCGCTACGGGGAAGCAAAACCTCAGCAACTTGTCGCGATCCCAGCTCGTAGCCATCATTCGGAGCAACTTGTCTGACGCTGAGAAGCTCATAGCCAAGGTCGAGGCGCTAATGCCCTACATCCCCAAAGAAGACGCGTTCGCGCCGCAGAACTACGCCTACTTCGTACGCAAGATGTCGACGACCAAGTCGATGGTCGATGGTCTGGCCGAGCTTCTCGAGGCCGTAAGATGATCTTCGCTGCTGCAACGATAGAGAGAACGTGAACAACGCCGAACGCCGACCGAAGCAGTGGGCTGCCCAATACCTGATGCCGCGGGACAAGCTGTTGAACGTCCCCAGGCGAGGTATCGTGGAAGTGCTAGACCCGTCCAGATAAAGAACCGGTCAGACTTGGGCTGGCGATGCTGAAGATTGAGCTTGCTGTTCCCCAGTCCAATGGGAAGTGTGACTGTGCTGAATCCGAGAAGACCCCAAACTTCGTGAGAGGTACCGACTTCCTGGCCCGCAATGGCATAGGACAACTTGGAGAAACAGGAGGAGCCGCGACAAAGCTGGAGCTGGCGGAACAAGTTGCGGCATAGCCGCCGGATACTGCGGGCCACAAGGTTATCTGGGTCCACACAACTTGCCTTGGAGAGTAGCTTAACCGGAGTTGATTGCCATGCTTTCTGTACTGGACGTAGTCAAACAGAACGGAATAGCATGCTTGGCGTGTGAGCGCGTAAGCCTCGACTTTGAACGTTTTTCCGAATACACGGATAGCGACGAACATCCTGTGGAATCACCGTTTGAACGGCCTCGTGTAGTCAAGGGCAAGAAACAGGTTGTGGAAGTCGCCAACGGCATTCCGACGATACTGCGTTATTTCCTCGACGGTTCGAGGCGAACGTATAAGGTGGCCGACGCAATCTTGGGAGGCCGATATCTCCCCATCATTGCCGGGCAGGTTGGGGTAGCTGTCATTGCACGGGATGATGACGGGCACCTCAAGCCAATGAGAGACTTCTGCTGTCTCAGGAATATCATCGCATTTCCTGATAAGCTCGCGGGCGATGATCTTGCCCATCTACAGGCAGAGATAAACCAGCATTGCCGTGTGCAGTTTGTTGCCCTGAGATATACTGTCAAGCCTGATAGAGACCCGGTGGACCTAGGCATCGCTAGAATAATGAGCGAAATGCACATGATGGAAGTCGACACCGTGTTGAGAATAGCAGCACGGCATTTGCTAGCTAATGACCGTCTTCTGGTAGTAGACGGACCGTTGCGATTCAAGAAGTCATTTGACTTGGTCCAGTTCAGAAATGTGCTGGGCATATCCAAGACGTTTCGTCCTAGCTTCAGGGTTAGGAAACATCGAGAAGATGTCGGTGCGCTCGCATCGAGTCTTGACTTCGCTGAAAGAACCTCGGTGTTCAAGATAATCGATGACGATAAAGTGCTCGGTGCTTGGTATCTGAGATTACGAAACCCTTCCGTGATGCCGAACCCGCTTGACGGGATAGTAAAGGTTGAGTGCTACGCTATTGACCCAGAAGACAAGGAGGAAGGATTTGAAAGCGACCGGATAGATACAATATCCGGACACATCCTTAGGGAAAGAAATGTGACTCCCTATGGGTCGGATTCGCGCTGGGCAAGCCACATCTACCCCATCTATATGGCGGAGTCTTATGTCCGAACTCTGTTCATGAGTACGACTGCGTTCACTGCACTGTTCTAGCGCTACTCGGCCAGACAGGCATCCGCGCTCCTGTTCCGAGATCGGAAGGACGACTGCCCCACCTCGCAACCTCGTTTCAAGAGGTCGTAGCGACCCGTTGGGAGGCAGGATTGCTAGCGACCTCCTGTGTGGCAGAATGTCTTTACTTCGAGAACAGCGGGTGGTTGCCATTTCATCCCGGGATGATGGAGACCGCAGACCGTTATGGGGGGCTGCTTTGTAACGTGGGCGGTCGCCGTTCAGTGCAGTGGCCAGCGGGGCGACCAATCCGGTCCGCAATCCGCGTGCCAAGGGGTCGCCGCCGCTTCCGCAATTGAACCGCCACGCGCAGCCCATCTGGCAAGGCGATATTGGTCATACTCCCGTCGTTGCCAGTATGGCCCGCAGGGCGTTGGCTGTCCGGCGCATAATGCCGAGTCCGAACACAGTATGACCCATACCTACGGCGTGCGAAAGCGCCCACCGGGCGGCTTTACCGGCCTTGGGGGGGCGCCCGGATTTGTTCCGCGTCCCACAGACCATCGGCGTTGACACCCTCGGAGAGGGTTGGTCGAGCCAAACGCGCATGATGTCACGGTCGCAGCCGTGGGTCTTACCTAGCTGATGGGCCGATGAGGAGACCCGTGACGAAAGGAGGACCACATGAGCACGAAACGCCTCTCCTCTGAATGCACGACGCGCGAATCTCCTGAGTTCGTGTCGCTGCTGTAGGTCAACCAGTCGACGCACATCATGAGTCTTCCTCTCTGCTAGAGGTAAGCACTGCCTCTGCACGGGGCCTGACGTAGCATGCGCCTGACAAATATGGTGACAAATGGGAGCGCACGAACCTGTTGATTGTATCCATTGTATGGGATTATCGCTCAGTAAGACCGCGAAAGACGTCACTGTGGACCGTCAGACTGAGACGCGCTGAGGATAACCGGCAGCTTTTATGCACTTTTACTTAGTACTACCCCCATGCCAAAGTGGCGCTCAAGACTATCGAAAACGGCGAGCGTCGGACATTTTCGAGGTTAGTCCTCGATAGTGGCCCGCAACCGCCACCATCGAAAGGATGAGAACACCAGGCCATCGGCCACGTTCGAGTAGCACACTTAAGGAGGCGACTGCATGAGCTCCATAATCGGGAGGATTACTGCGACCGAGAACAAGCCTACGTCGTGTACCACGCTCAGGTTTTGGGTGAAGGAAGGCGAGGTGCTTCGCCCTTTTGATGTGGTGAGGATTCCACACATCAGAGATAGTTATACGTACGCGATGGTGCAAGAGTTGTTACACATCACGGACAGTACAGGTCACCTGTCGAATTTCGTTTCCTCTGATTTTGGCGAAGTAGATGTCGAGCCACAAAACCAGAGAATCAGTACTACAATTGCCGAGGCTGAGGTGCTGTTTAACACTCGTGAAGTAGAAATGCCGGTAAAGAATGGTGCACAGGTGGAGTGGGCGGACGCCGAGGGCATTAGGGAGGCCCTGGGATTGCGGGCATTTAAAACTCCTGTACCGGCTGGATACATACGCAATTCGAATGGAATAGAGGTCCCTGTGGAATTTGAAGCCGCGTATTTGCTGGGGCCGGAGGGGGCACATCTCAACATATCGGGAATCTCTGGGCTTGCCACCAAGACATCCTACGCCATGTTTTTGCTCAACGCCATTCAGCAATGCCTTGGGGATAGAGTGACTATGGTTATTTTCAATGTGAAGGGCAATGATCTGTTGTCCATCGACATCGACAATCCAGACCTAACGACAGAACAAAGGGAAGAGTGGAAAAAGTGTGGTCTAAACCCTGAGCCGTTCCAAAACGTAACTTACCTATACCCGTATGCCGCGCGCGAAAAAACCGGCTACACGAACTCCCACGCCGACCCCGCCATTCTCGCGCAACAGCAGATGGCAAACAGATGCATGAACTATTTCTACGATGTGGAGACTGCCAGGCGAAAACTACCGCTTCTGTTCTCGGACATTGATGACCCGAACGCAACGATTGAGAGCATTATGCATGATATTGGCGATATTGAGTGCGACAGTTGGGACACATTCAGAAACGAGATTGCTGAACGGACTGTTAAAGGAAGCTCAAAGGCAGGAGATATCTCCAAAGCTTCTTGGAGAAGGTTTAGTCGGCTTCTCCGCTCGCGAACAGAGCACGACCTATTCACCGAGCGGTCCGTCAAGGCAGAAAAGAGGCACAGGCTCATCCGTGAAGCTCTTGCCGAACTAGAGCGGGGTGACGTCCTTGTCATAGACATAGAACCCTTACCGGATTATCTGCAGTGTCTGGTTGTTGGGGATGTTATTCAGACGATCTATGCCGCAAAACTTGGGGATGATGAAGATGTCGACGGGAGTAGACTGGGTACAGTCGTCATATTTGCTGACGAGCTGAACAAGTACGCGCCCAAGGGCGCTGACATCGCAAGAAGCCTCACACGTAGCCTCTTGGAGGTAACGGAGCGAGGTCGGTCTCTGGGCGTGATACTCTTTGGTGCTGAGCAGTTCCGGAGCGGTGTTCATGAACGCGTGCTTGGCAACTGCAGCACCAATGTATATGGGCGCACTACGCCTATCGAGATCAGTAAGTGTCCTGATTTTCGGCACCTCTCAGACACACACAAATCCGTGCTCTCCCGACTGCCGCAAGGAACGCTCCTGCTGCAGCATGCCGTATTCAAGACTGAACTGGTTAAGGTACGTTTTCCACACCCGTGCTATTACCAGCCCAAGGCAGCAATAACGAGGTGAGTATCTTGGCCAAAATAGGTGCCTTCGTTCTGGAGACTCTCACAACTGGAATGTACGCTCAGCCGCTTGACACACTCCGTGAGTTTGTACAAAACTCCGCAGACTCCATCCGCAGAGCGGAAGCCAAAGGCTTACTGGCTCCCGGTGAGGGCAAAATAGAGATTTTCGTTGACCCCAAGAACCGCCGACTTTCGATAAGGGATAACGGTGAAGGAGTTCCGAGCGACCTTGTGCGAGAGAGGCTGATAAACATTGGGATGTCTGCGAAGCAGTTGGGAAGCGATGCTGGATTTCGGGGCATAGGACGTATTGCTGGCGTCGCGTATTGTCGTAACCTCAGTTTTATCACTTCTTTTTCAGGAGAGACTAAGGCATCCGTGGTGAGTTGGGATTGTGAGGGTATACGCCGCCAAATCTCTCCTACACGAAGAAACGTGGAAGCCAAAGAGTTGTCGGAAGTGATTGACCATAACACCCTTATAAAAAGCGAGACAGCATCTGAGTCGGACCACTATTTCGAAGCGCAGATGAACGATATCGACATGAGCGTTGCCGATCTCTTTCTTTCTTGGCATGAATTGGAGTTTTACCTCAGCCAGGTGGCTCCTGTTGGGTTTGATGCCCAGCGATTCATATTCGCACCAAAAATCACCGAATGGACCGTGAAGCATGGTCTGTACCTCCCATGTGTGAACTTGGTTATCAAAGGTCCCGACTTCCAGCGCCAGGTATTCAAGCCATACAAAGGTCACTACCACACGATTCGAAACAACTACGAGATCGAAATAGAGGATGTCGTGTTCTATCCCGAGAACGCAGGGCCTCAGTCCCATTTTTGGTTGTGGTACGGAAAGAGTAACCTACTGGGAACAATTCGAGAGGAAGAAGCGGCGGGTTTCAGGTTCAGAAAACACAATATCGCAATAGGTGGTCCTGAACGCGTAGCAGAACTGTTTCGTGAGATAGCTGGCAGCAACGAACGGTTCAACGGTTATTACATAGGAGAGATACATGTGCTTTCTGAGGCTGCTATCCCGAATGCACGGAGGGATGGCTTTGAAGCGAACCAAGAGTGGTCTAGCATTCGGCAGCAGCTAATCTGGTTTCTGCGAGAAAGATCCAGCGACATCAGGACCGCATCCCAGGCACGAAATAGGCCCGTACCAAAGATTGTCAAAGCCGCCCAACAAGTTATGCGGGAGGCCGAAGACACAATTCAAACGGGGTTTACTTCCAAAGAGCACAAAGAAGAGCTTTTGGACCGCATTCAAAAGGAGATTGACAAGACAAAGCTAGCCTTGAGTTCAGATAGAAATGAAACGGAGCAGAAAGAGCTGCAGCGCACAATAGCACTGCTAGATAAGACTGCTAAGGAGGTTGAACAGGCAGGGGAACTTGTTGTACGGAAGCTAAAATCATCCCTAGACCGCACACAGCGCAAGCTTATCCAAGACATTCTAGCTACATTGAGAGATGTCCTTGACGAGGAACACTACAGACTTGCCAAGACTGCAATCTTACGTAAGTATGGCTTGGGAAAGGACCGACCATAGGTGGCAAACATTTTGCTTGTTGAACCAGATTATGACTCGAAGTTCCCGCCCCTTGGATTAATGCGTATAGCGACGTATTACAAAGAGCGTGGCGATGCCGTCACGTTCGTGCGTGGGCTGAATCGTCCACTTCGTAGCGTTATCTGGAACAGGGTATATGTATCCTCTCTATTCACTTACGAGTTGCCGCGTACTGTCAAGACCTTGAAGTACTACAGGCAGTCAGTGGAGAAACCCGAGCACTTGATAGTCGGGGGAATTGGTGTAACTCTGCACCCCGAGTATGTTCGCCAACGCGTGGATTGTCGAATCGTACAGGGTCAGTTAATAAGGGCAAATATGATCGACGATGAATCGTTGCCGATTGCCTATTTGGTTCCTGATTATGGCATTTTGGAAGGTACTGGCCACAGTTACCACCATCAAGACAGTTACTTCTGCCGTGCTACGTTGGGGTGTATACGGCGGTGCTCATTTTGTGCTGTCCCACGGCTTGAGCCTGAATTCAAGCGCTTCTTGAGCCTCCATGATCAGGTGAAGGCTATAGCTGAAAGATACGGAGAAAAACAGCATCTAATCCTGTTGGACAATAACGTATTGGCTGCGGATAATGTTGACCAAATCGTTGCAGAGATAGTCGACCTAGGTTTTGGTAGGGGAGCCAAAAGGAATAACAGGCTAAGGGTTGTAGACTTCACTCAGGGAATTGATGCACGTCTTGTCAATGAAAACACCGCACGATTGCTTTCATCGATAGCCCTCTCACCGGTTAGGCTTGCGCTCGATTTTGATGCCATGGAACCCTACTACCGAAATGCCATCGAGCTTCTGGCCAGAGAAGGGTTTCAGGAGTTCACAACCTACATAATGTATAACTTTGACGACACACCTGAAAGCTTCTATCATCGCATGCGCCTGAATATCGAGCTATCCGAGCAGTATGGTGTGAGGATTACGGGATTTCCTATGAGGTATATACCTATCACCAGTGTGGACAGGCACTATATTGGTCCTGCGTGGAGTTGGCGATACCTTCGCGGAATCCAGTGTGTGCTCAACGCCACACGCGGGTTGGTTAGTCCCAAAAGGGAGTTCTTTGAAACAGCTTTTGGCAAGACATACGAAGACTTTGTAGAAATCTTGTGTATGCCGGATGATTACATTATCTACAGAAGGCGCTATGAAATGGAAGCTAAACGCTGGAGGAGTCTTTTCCGGAGCCTTTCCGAGGCAGAAAGGAACGAGTTCATACATGTCTTGGAATGCCTTCATAGGGAACCACAAAAGCTGCACGAATGCCAGCTGAGTGGAACGTTCCGCTCATTGCTTGAGCACTATCGTCCTAGCCCCTCGACCGAATTGGACAGAGAGGCTCTGCGGACAGTTGAGTAGCAATGGGAGGAGACAGGCTGTCAACGACAACATCTTCGAACGTTGCTGGCGAGACAGGATGAACAAAAGGGAATAACCGAGATTCGTTGAATGGGTGCAGAGCCGCACACATGGTTCATCTGACATCCTGGACCCTTCCTCCGTTGGAGGTGACACACATGGCACGCAAGAAGACCCGCGCCCGCTGGGGCGACGGCCAGATCATACAAGTCGACGACAACAAATTCCTGGTCCGGGCCTCTGCCGGTTTCGATGCTGACGGCCGACGCATCCGACCATCGCGAGTCGTTTATGGCTCCCTGACCGAAGCCAAGAGAGTGCTGCGCCAGCTGCAGAGAGAGCTTGACGATGAAAGCTACGTCGCGCCTGATGACATGACCCTTGGAGAGTGGCTTCGAGAGTGGTTTCGAGCCGAATACGGATGCGCAATCGGAGACCCCAGAGAGACTATCCTCAAGACGGCCAAGAAATCGGGGACGACTGCTAGCCGCTATGAAAGCATCATACGCTTGCACCTCATACCCGAACTCGGCGAAGTCCCCATCCAACACCTCCGCACTACTCACCTGCGTCGTTATTTCGATAAGTTGGGCAAGACCCAAAGCATGACGACGCTTGAACTCCACTACATGGTGCTCCATTCGGCACTGGACGCGGCCGTAATGGAGCGCCTTGTGCGGGAAAACGTGGCCTCAAACATGATGGGCAAACCCGCCAGAAGTCGCGAGGACTCGCCTGCGGACGTTCTTGAAAACTGCTGGGAAGCCGAGGAAGCAGCGAGGTTCCTCGCAGCGGCGAGAGAGGCCGGGCCGCAGTGGGCGGCGTTCTTCGCCCTCGCTCTTGATTCCGGAATGAGAAAAGGCGAACTCTGTGCGTTGCAATGGAAAGACATCGATTGGGAAACCGGCACGATCCGCATCGAGCGCTCGCTCGTGCGCGCCTCGAAAGAACCTATATTCGGGCCTGTCAAGAACCGACGGCCGCGCACGATTATGGTCGCCCCGGAAACGCTGAACTTGCTCAGGGCGCACCGCAAGCACCAAGCCGAAATCAAACTCCGTGTGGGCGCGGCATACAATGACTTCGGCCTCGTGTTTGCGAAGGAGCCCGACAAATTCCGCCGACAGGGTGTGATCGGGCGACCCTTGCAAGCCAATAACCTTGGCGAGAGGGAATTCCTGCGGATCATAAAGAGAGCCGGAGTGCGCCCAATCAAGTTTCACGGGCTACGCCACACCTGCGCGACCTTGCTCCTGAAGGCGCGCGTGCCGGTTCACTACGTGGCCGCGCGGCTTGGGCATAGCGACGTCGGGACGACACTGAGGATTTACGCCCACGCGATCCCGTCGGGAGAAAGGGAAATGCTGAATGACCTCCGGCGCGCTCTCGGGCTGTCGGATAAATGAGGTATCTAGCTGGATGAAAAGAAAAATGGACAACGATTGGACAATACCAGTCGTTGTCCATTTGCGTTTTCCCAGCGTACAGGCCCTGTGATAATAGGATGGGGTGGATGATGGGATTCAAACTCGGCCCTCGAACTGGAAACACCAGACCAGGCATTATGCCATCTAGCTCGGACTGAGTATTGCCCTCCAGTGTCACCTACGTCACCTTTTTCCCCGTCGGAATCGCAAATTGGACAATGATTGGACAATGGCCTTCTAGCTGGGGTTTAATCTACACTGAAAATGTCCTCCACCTTGCACTGCAAGGCTTTAGCGAGCCTCAACGCCACGCTCACCCTCGGATCCCGCCACTGCCCGAGCTCTAGCATCGATATCGCCCGGTGGGAATAACCGAGCATCCGGCCGAGCTCGGTCTGAGACAGCCCCAACGCGCGGCGCCGCTCGCGGATCTGGTTGCCGACCTTCTCGGCCTTGTCCTCCGGCACGCCAGCCGCGCGCAAAGCCGCGCTCCAAGAGGGAAAGTAGTCGCGCGCTATGTACTGCATCACGCGGTCGCGACGGCCTTCCCGAATCGCCTCGAGCACCTTGCTACGCGACCACTTCGCGGTCCGCCGCACCTCGTCGTATGGCACGCCCGCGGCCTCCAGGGCGGCAGCCCACGAACCGAAATGCTTGCTGGCCGCGGCCTGGAAGCCGGGGTCGTAGGCGGACGCGGTCCTATCCGACAAGTCCGCGCCGTTGGCGGCGAGCATTCGGATGCGCTCGAGAATCTCCTCGTTCGTCCACTCATGCACCCGCTGAATCAGGTCGGGGGCATACCCGGCGGCAAGCAAAGCCTCGCGCCAGGACCCGAAAAGGCGTTGGCCAGTGGCGACGAGCGACGAATTCCACTTCTGCATCCTGTGAGCCGCAAGGTCCTGGCCCTCCTGGGCCGCCCGCCGAATGCCCTCGATCACCATCTCTTTGGTCCAAGAGTCCCTCGGCAGCTTCGGGCCGCGCCTCGCTTCGCGCTTGACCTCTTCGGCGTCGAACCCGGCGGCCGCTAACGCCTCGTTCCAGGAGCCAAACAGCCTGCGCCCCGCCCCGGCAAGCTTTTCGTCGCTCTTGACGACGGCCTGGTAGTTGATGGGAAGACGGTCAGCGCGACGCTGGCGGATGGCTTCGACCACCGCCTCCCGAGTCCACCTAACCCTCGTGCTCATGCATGCCCCTCCCCGGCTTTCGTGGGCCCAGCGGCTAGTACACGACCAGCCGAGCTTCAGGATGCCGACGATGACCCCTGACCGGACGCCCTTCGGCTTCTTTCCAGTACCGGGAGGCGTCCTCTGCCGACATCGGCTGTGCGGCAAAGCCGGCGGCTCTCACGCGAGCCAAATACTCCGGTGGGACTTGGAGTTCGCCTTCCGGCATCTCCGCTGGGCCGTACGGCTCACCGTCGATGAGTACCACGGGCTGCCCGTAGCTTGAGGCAGAGTGCTCGGTCGTGACCTCGACGGGATAGGTGACGCACCCGCTCATACCGTATTCCTCGTTCCAGTTCTCCGGCTCCGAGAACAACGCCTTGATGTTCATGGGCTCTGCCTCCTTCTCTGCCTTGGCAGCGAGATACTGGGATACAGCCTCGCGAACCACGTCGGCGATGCTCCGCCTCTCGAGAAAGGCGACTCGTCTCAACGATTCGTACTGCTCATCCGTGACCTGTATCATCAGTCTGCGCACGCCTCTTCATCCTCTCCTATTTGTGCTCTCTTGCCTTGCGCGCTGCCCTCCCCGTCCTCTGCCGGTTCATCGGGCGTTGCTCTGCTATATCAACCCCGCCTCGCGCGCCTTGTCCTGCCATACCGGGGCGATTGCCCGAACGAGGTCATCTCGATTGTCGATCCACCACTTGGCTTCACGTCGCTCGTTTATCGCCGCGGGAAGCAACTCAAAGAGCTTGTCCCGTTTCTCGCCTTTCTCACCGCTGCTCTTGGGGTAACGCTCGTGGAACTCCTTGATCAGGCGGGCGCGGAGGTCATTCGCCCAAGCGACCTGCTTTTCCGTGCCCACAAGCTCCACGAGGCTCTCGGTCAGCTTCGCCGCTTCCGCCTTCTGCCGGGCGCGGTAGCAATCGGGGCATACGGCCACGTCGCGATACCATGCCAGCTTGCGCTCCCGTTCATCGTGCGGACCAAACAGCTGAACCTCGCCCGAATGCCCACAGCTGTATGTCACGTTGTACTTGGCCACGTTCACGACCCCCTCTTGCTTGTCTCTGCTTACATGCTATCATGCTATCATGTTACTGTCAATACCCCCCGGCAAAGTTTTTTCTGCGGAGATCGTGAGCGTCACGAAAAGAAAAAGCCCGGCCCCCGAAGGGAACCGGGCTCAGATATGGGCAGCCGATTTGGCAGAGGCACGCGGGCGGTTTGGAGCCGTCCATATATATGCGCGGATCGCTTAATTACGCGCGCCGCGCATATCGCTTAATAGGTTCGTGCCGGATTAAACAAACCTATACTGTCGGAGAGCAGCTCAGGGCCTGTACTCCACTCCCACTGCGACTACTGGCTCCAACGCTAATCCCTCGGGTCTCACCGCTACCCGGGCACTGACACCTGCCGTAAGTGCTATGGGCGACCGCTTCACCGACGCGAGCTGCAAGATTGTCTCGTGTTGCTTCGCGATGACCTCCTGCAGCTCTTTCTCCCTCTCCAAGGCCCGACTGACCGCAGCCTCGGCCTCCGTGACAGCCGCCTCCGCCTGTAGACGTAACCGCCGCTCGTCCTCATAGAGCTGCTTGTACTCGTCGGCGATACTGATAGCCTCCTCAAGGTCCGCCTTTAGCTCCGCTATCCGGTCCAGCGCCTGGAAGTACAATTTCGCCAAGGCCGCGTAGTCGCTGGGCAACGCCGCCTCGTCGGACGCCTTCACCGGACCGGCCCCGAGGGCAAGAAGCAGGACTCCGATAACCAGCAGCAACAAGCCATGCTTCTTCTTGAGCTGATTGAGCCGCTCGTTGAGTCGGTCGGCACGGTCCTTGTTGCTCTCCCCCTCTCTCATCCGAGCCTCCTGCTCCCTCAGGCGGGCCGCCTGTCTCTCGGCCTCCACCGCCGCGTCAATTCGAAGGGAGTCGGCCTTGGATTTGGCTTCAGACGCCCCTTTAACGAGCCGCTTGACCTTCTGTCCCTGAACGAGTCGGAACGCCCCCGCCAGGGCCAACAGCGCGGCCAGGAATGCCGCCCAATTGCGACGGATGAACTCCGACAGCCTCTTGAGCATCACAACCACTTCCCCAGACCTGTCTTCTTAATCAAAGTATCATAACTGCCCATGGCTACGAGACCGAGCATCGTCCCCTCGATAAACATTCCGGACAAAAACACACCCCAACTCGGCGCCGCCCTCTCCTCCCAGATGATGAGCGGCACCGCTCCGAGCCAACCCAGCACCAACGCCACGAACGGCGCGTAGTCCTTGCCAATCCACCGTTTCAGTCGCCCGACTGCTAGAACAATGAGCAATACCACCGCCATGTGTTCCGGGCCGAGGTCGAAGCTCACGACTCATCCCTCCTCCAAGTAAGCGCGTATGCCTTCGGCTATGGCCTCAGCCGCTGCGTTCTGGAAACCCGCCGATGCAAGTTTCGCCTCTTCGGCCGGGTGCGTGATGAACGCCACCTCGACGAGCGCAGCCGGCATCCTCGTGTGCTTCAAAACGTAGTAGCCTGCCGTCCGTACCCCGCGGTCCCGCAAACCCAACGCGACAAGCCTCCGGTGAATCTGCGTCGCCAGAACCCGGCCCGCCGAGGAGCCCTCGAGATGATACGTCTCGGTCCCGTGAGCCTCCGTGTTGACCGCCGCGTTGCAGTGCAGCGAGACGAACACTGCCGCGCCGGACCGGTTCGCAACCTCGCACCGGCGCGCAAGGCTGACGTCGGCGTCTTCCGTCCGTGTCAACACGACAGAGATGCCCCGCTTCTCAAGGCGGGACTTGACCAGCAGGCCCAACTCCAGGGTGACATCGGCCTCTCTCAACCCGCTCGGCCCGATGGCCCCCGGGTCACGTCCACCATGACCCGAATCGATCACGACCGTCCTGGAGGCAATCACCCCACTTTTCTTGCCACCTCCAACCTGAGCTCGTTGAACAGATTCGCGAGTTCCCGCAATGCCTGGCCTTGCGCCTGAATCATCTGCCCCTGCTGCTCGATGAGAGCGGAAAGCTCTGTCAAAGCCCTTGTGTTGTCGCTGATGATCCGCGAAAGGTCGGGGTCCTTTCGCCGTGGCGCGAATACACTGATGACCATCCACGCGACGATTCCGATTGAGAAGATCGCTACGCCATAGTCAGCAAGTCCGGTCGGCATCGTAGACACCCCCATACAGCAAAAAGACCACATGATGAGCGGCTTTGGCAATAGGTGCTCTTGTGCGTCTCTCTTGATCTGATACCCCCTAATGCCTTTCTGTCAGTCCGAAGATGTCAAGTCCTCAGATCCGGGTGCTTCAACTTCTCCATAAGTATCGGGTTCTTCTCGGCGTGCAGGACGAATACCACGTCATTCGCCACACGCTGGTTGATACGCTGCAACTTGCAGTAGATGTCCGGCACAGTATAGATGTCCCCGCACATGTCCAGGTTGACACAGAGGCATGCTCCGCCATGACACCGGAGATTCACCGGGCAATCCGCGCATGATTCGCCCGATGCGGGCTGGGCTTTGCGCACGTCCCACGCCTGCACCTTCGCGAGCGCAGTCTCGTCCCACCCGCTGAACACATCACCGATGACTG